TGCGGGGTGGGAAGCGCTTTCAATCGCCAGTGATAAAGGCAAATGGTATCCCCTGTCCACATCTACAACGGAAATCTACAATCATCTGTCCGAAATATTGAATGAAACAGCATGCGGAGAGGAGGCACCAGAGACACCATGAAATATGGCACTTTAGCGGTTCTATTTTCGATGTTTCTTCTTATAGGGTGTGGTATAGAAAAAAGGATAGACAATGCAACCAGCAAGTGTGAAAGTATTGTATCCGAGGCTTTAGAGGGGTTAGAGGGCGCGTGCCTCACCACCGAAGATCTTCTAGAACTAATTGCACACCTTCAACAAATGGAAGGTGACACAAACCATGTCTGCGAGGAGGACGCTTTCAGTGAAAACAGTGAAAACTAAGTATTACGATCAGATCTTCGGGGGCCTTTTGGTTTTTTTGATGGGATTTTGTATAATTGATGCGTTTGCGTCCGCTCTCTGGGTTAATCATCATTACGCTGGTGAAGCCAACCCCCTGATGGCGGCGCTGATGGATGTGGATTTAAGCCTTTTTATGTATGTGAAATTGGGGGTAACCTTTCTTAGCGGGATTATCTTGTGGAAAATCCGCCAATATCCTCTCGCCAAGTATGCATTGGCTGTTTGTTTGATCACGTACGGGTATATTTTCTATAAACATGCCTGTATCGCGTATGAAGTGATTTGTTTTCATAACGCCATCGGTGAGATAACAAGCGGACATTGGTAATCTACTTAAATCTTCTTATTTCGAGCAGTAACCCTAGAATATAACTAATTATTGATGTCACAATACAGGGTTTCTATGCAAAATTTACAAAAATTGTCTAATAATCTGGTTGCTTCTTTTATAGATAAATTTACCCTCACAGAGAAACCCGCTGTTGAGTTTTTAGAAGATGCCCAGAATAGTGAGAACCCATTGGGGCGCACTGCGGCCTATGAACCCGGCACGATGAAAATAATGGTATATACAACGGGGCGTCATCCTAAAGATATATTGCGCTCGTTGTCACATGAACTGGTTCATCATATGCAAAATTGCCGCGGAGATTTAGGATCTGAACATGGCACCACTGAAGAAGGTTACGCACAGAGCAACGAACATTTGCGAGAAATGGAAAGAGAAGCTTACGAATGTGGAAATTTATTTTTTCGCGATTGGGAAGACAATTTAAAGAGCAGCAATATTCAACTTTATGAAACTATTTATAGAAGCACTAAAAACAAAGGAGATCGATCAATGTCGACAAAAGATTGGAAAAATCAAGAACTCAACACACTCTTGATGGAAAAATGGGGCTTTAAAGCGCCCGAAAAACAAGAGCTTAGTGAAGACGTGGTACCGGTGGTTAATGTTATCGACAACTACGAAGGGGTTCAGAAAGAATACCCTAGCGAAGAAGCTTTGGAAGAAGAAGAGGAAGCTCAACTTAAAGCTGATCCCCATCCTATTGACCCTCAAGCGCGTATACGCGATCTAGAAGAAGACGAAGAGGCCGCTTTGCGTGAGATGGTTTCTGGTGTAATTCAAGACATCTTGAGTGAAAAAAGTGAAGGTTGATCTTAACAAGCTAACAAAACGATTCTTATTGGGGGAGGCTAAGAGCCGCCCGAGCGTACGCGCTTATGTAGAGTCCATTGTTAACATCCTAGAACAATTTATTCCTAAAAGCCAGCGCGAAAGTCGTCAACTAAGCGTTGCGCGACAGCATCTCAACGAAATAAAAAAATTAAACCGCAAGCTGGAAGAAAAAATCACGCTTTTGGAAGAACAAGTAAAGGTATTAGAAGAGGGGAAGTAAATGGGCGGCGTTTCCGGACATTTAAATCATCTCTATGACAATAGAGATTTAACTTATGATGATATCGCTGACATCCTAATGAAGGCCGCGGCGGGCGAACTTGTAGGNACNGAGAAGACTGATGGATTTAATATCTTTTTGGGCTATGTGAACGGAGAGCCTCGGGCAGCTAGAAACAAAGGTGATATGGCCAAAGGCGGCATGACTTTTGATGACCTGCTAGCTCGAAAGTTTCAAGGCGGCGAGAAAGCGCGTCGTGCATACGTGGAAGCTTTTGATGCGTATGCTAAGGCCGCCCACACCCTTTCAGAAAAAGAAATTGCTTCTATTTTCGGGGAAGACGGCGAAATATTTTATAACGCTGAAATCCAAGGACCATTGGCCGCCAATGTGATCAACTATGATGATAATGTTATCAATATTCATCGGATGGGTCATAAACGATACAATCATGACAACAATCAACTCGAAGTGGTCGATAACGAAAAAGAATCGGCTGCCCTCGACGCTCTTATCGATAGGTTTGAGGCAGTCCTAGCCACTGAGCCTTTCAATGTGCGCCGCACCGCGTTTTTGGAACTTAATAAAATTACTGATGAACGCGTTGTCGATGATACTTTGGCGCGCATCCAGGCGGCCGGCCTGGCTGGCGATATTACAATCGACGATTTACTAGAAAGAGAACTATTACGACAAATCAAATCACACATTTCCGACCTTTCTGCAGAAAAGCAACAACAACTGGCCGCGCGAATCTTAAAAAGAGAAGGCCACTTAAGTTTAACTCAAATCGGAAAAGGTCTTGGTCGAGATATTAAAGATCAAATCACTTTATTCGTTAAAGAAAAAGCCCCTGAAATCATTAAGGAAAAAATGTGGCCAATTGAGGCAGCAATACATGATTTTACCGTAGAATTGTTGCGTGGCCTGCACAGCGCTTATGTTTTAGACAACGAGCATGAAGTGGAGAAGTTAAAAACAGAAGTTGAAGCCGCGATTCGCGCAATTCAAAAGTATCAAGGGCCCTATAAGGACGAGGCTCATGACATATTACGTCGCCAATTAGAAAAATTAAAACATCATGATAATGTCGACACTGTGGTGGAAGGATTTGCCTTTCAATACTGCCACAAAGGCGGTGATTGCGCCATGTATAAATTTACCGGCAACTTCGCCCCTATTAATCAGTTATTAGGCTTATTCAAGTACGGTAGAGGTAAAATGCCTCCAATGAATCTAAACGAGCAGACTGATAGAATAGAAAACATTGTGGGCATTTACCCTGGAAGATTTCAGCCCATGGGGCGTCACCATGCGGAAGTTTTTCGAAAAATTCAAGACGAAAGAGGATACGACCATGCCTTTATAGCTACGTCGGACAAAGTCTCGCCACCCCGCTCTCCTTTTGATTTCTCAGATAAACAAGTAATTGCGTCTCAGCACGATATTGCCTCTTCTCGGGTGGTTAACACTAAAAACCCTTATAGGGCACTAGAAATTCTTGAGGATTTTAATCCCAAGACTACGGCCGTTATATATTATGTGGGAGCTAAAGATATGGCCGAAGATCCTCGCTTCGCAGCTTTGGGCGGCGTTAAGAAGGACGGCTCTCCCCGCTATTTTCGCGAATACCACAATGGCGAAGATCTAAAGGGTTGGGGGGAACATGGCTATATAGCAATTGCTCCACATGTTTCAATTGATATCCCCGAAGTTGGGGAAATGTCGGGAACGAATCTGCGTAACGCCTTAGAAAATGCCGATGAAGAAACGTTTGAAAAAATAATGGGCTTTTATGATGCTCAGATATATGATATAATTAAAGGAAAGCTGGGGCAAACTAGCTTGGAGGAGGCCCGGTATCATCTGGGCATCTTTCGTGGGTTGATGGAAGAAGTTTTAGAGGAAGGCTTTGGCTTGCCCTCTATCGGTATCGTTGGCCGCGGCGAACACCGTGTTTCCGGTCACAGAGATGACGACGGCGACGAGACAGAAGAAGAAGATTTGGAAGAAATTTCAGCCAATGCCGCCGGGGCCGCGCATTACCCGTCTCAGAGTCGACGGAGACCGCGCCGAAAAAAACTAGAAGAAGATGAAATTGTTAATGAATTCTGCAACTATTTACTAAACAACCTTGAGGGATAAAATATGATCAATCGTGATGAAATGATTAACGAAATAAAAGAAGAAAAGCGCTTGCGCCAACTCATTCGAAAAGATTTAAAGCGCTTTTTGGAAAACAAGAAGGCGCAGAGCCTGCAAGAAGGCAAAGCAGAAGAACGTTTGCGGTCTCTTGTTCGCAAGTTGATTGTTGAAGCCGCGAAGACCGACGTTCCTGATGCCCAGCCTCATGAAAACACAGGCATCAATGTGCTGGAAGATCTTCTGAGAAATATTATCCCAATTGTCGAAGAAGGTTATAAAGCGCTTACTAGTGCTACAGAACAGCGCACGTCTTTTCGATCTCATATTCTAAATGCCATTGAAAACACTCTCAAGCCGGTTGAAGTGGTGGCAGATCTAGATACCGAAGAAGCTGCAGAAGCCTTAGAAGAACAGGATGTCACCATCAATGTCGACGAAGAAGAAGCCGTCGAGGACAAATTCATCCCGGTACGAGACATTGACATGGAAGACGAAGAACCAGAAGAGGAAGACGAAGATACCTTCACAATTGCCGGCGAAGACCTCACGGGAAGAAATTTTGCTTCCATCACTTTCAATAAAGTAGAAAAACAAATTATAGATGCTTTTGAGAGCCTGGCAAATACTGAAGATCGCGATCTATTCTATGATTATTTACTTACCAATCTTAAACTGTATTTCGATAAATTTGAAGAAGAACTTCAAGTCTCTAGCGATGAACCAGATTCTCCTGATTACGAAGGCGCCGGCGCCCCGCTTGACGTTGCAGGCGAAGAAACTGATGAACTTGCAATTTAGTTCTTTACTTATCCCTTCAAATATGATATAATCTATATAAATACTTATTATTATTAAGTAATATTAATTTATATGTCTTGGAATAAAAGAAATAAATACTACGGTCTTTATAAGAATTATAGTATAATAAACAAACTAACTAAAGAAGACATCTTAAATAAAGAAGCGCTTAATACTATTAACAATATTCCATTGGAAGATTTAATAGCTATTAAATTAGAACTCTCTACCAGATTTTTAGGCGGTAAGTTCTACGGTATACCTTTGTGGCATTCTATGCGGGATATTACTCAGGACGCTGTATTGAAAACAGCCGTTAGTGTATGTCGCTCCAAGAAAGAAAGCGCAAAGTTCCTAGGAATCGACTATACTGACTTCAGAAAACTAATTAAGAAATTCGATATTGAATCGTTTTTTGAAAAGGAAAGACATGGGGACGAAACGGTTTCGACAGAAAACGGATCTGACTAGCGTGCAAGACTGTGTGAGTAACACAGCCAAAATACTCAACCTTTATAAAAGCCAACGATAACGTTGAATTTGATTACGCCCTAGCGGCTTAATCACGGGGCTTTCTAACTGCCTTGATATCAAAAATTAGAAAAAAAGGGAACTTTATTTAGTTATTAACTAAATAATTTTGGTAGCCAACACCTTTAAGAGTGGCAAATGGATTCCCCGATAGGATGTTGGGTGGCTGGTGCAACGGCGGTGATTGCATCTATTCTTGTGAATGACGTTAACAGTTAACTTTTCTGGACTTGGGTTCGACTCCCAACGTCTCCACCAAATTTAATTTTTACCTACCTGGCGACTAATTATGTTAAATATATAGGAGATCTCATATGAGCGATGACGATCAACAAGAATACGAAGAATATGAAGAGGAGTCTGTAGAGGCCCCCGCGGAAGAACTAGATGAAGAGTCAACCACTAGTAGCTGGGATATGCCCACGGAGGACGCGTTAGGTTACGATAACTTTGATTTTGCTGAAGCGTACAGCGACGACCCCTCTCCTGACGAAAAAATGTTACCGGAGAACTCCGCACCAAGCGCCATTAAATGTGCTTTCCTTGGCCTAGGCGGTGGTGGTGGAAAGATGGCGAAAGCCTTTTTGGATTTAGGGTTTCATAAAACTCTTCTAATCAATACCACGGAAAAAGACCAGCCGCCCGGCATCGATCCGGAAAATTTTCTTTTAATCCCGGGTGCCGACGGTGTTGGTAAAGATATCCAACTTGGAAAGCAAGTTCTAGGTGACAATAGCGCACTAGTGGAGGATGCCTTAAGGACTCGAATTGGTAAAGTTGACTGGCTGTTTGTACTGGTCGGAGGTGGCGGTGGAACTGGTAGCGCATCCTATGAGCTTCATAAGTGTTTAACCCGTTATCTGTCTTCGATAGAGGCCACCGGGAGAGTCATTTATATTATTAGTAAACCCTCTGCGCAGGAACTTCTAAACCCTACCATTAAAGCAAATTCAAATAAAGCGTTGCAAGATGTTAAAAAAGAGCCGCATATTGTTATTGATAACGAAAAACAACTCCATCTTCTGCGCGGAAAAGTCGGGATGCTTAATATGTACCCAGCGGCCAACTTGAATTTTGCCAAACTGTTCGCGCAGATCCTCAAACTTGCGACGGAGGCTTCTCCAATCCAAGCATTTGACTCAAAAGATCTTGAAAAGTGCTTGTACGCGCCAGGACGCATACTTCTAGGAAGCACTGTAGTCCGTAATCCTCGTATTTCAGATCTAGGTGCAACAGTTCTTCAAGGATGTTTAAATTCCTCCCCGTGCTCTAAACCTTCGCGGCACCCCAAAATGGGTGTGCTGCTCTTGGTTACCACTCCTGAAATGGCTAATGATCCTATAATCAGCAACCAATTAGAAGCTGCTTTTTCATATGTTGGCGGAAGAGCCGAAACACTTTTTTCAGGGGTTTATATAAAAGAGCCTCTCCCTGGATTGGTAGCAATGACGCTTCTCGGCGGCATGTAATTTTCTTAATTTTAATCTAAACATGTTGTATAATCTATGTAACAAGCTATAGAGGTGTGTGATGGAAGAAAATCCAAAGAAAACATGGAAGACTTATGGCGTTTTTGATACTTACGAAGACGCGTCCGCAGAAAAAATGGGAATAGTAGATAAATTTGATTTGGTGAAGATTAGGCGTTCTGGCCCCGGCGGGAACCAATTCAAGATCAAGACATGGACGGAACCGACCGCGAAGCCCAACAAAAAGAAAACCAAGAAGAAATAAGGGAAACATGGCAACTAAAAAACATATATTAGTAGTGGGGACTGGTACAATTGGCGAGCCACTAATTGGAATACTTTCAGATTTCCGAGAAAAGTTAAATCTTGGACATGTCATTTTTCATAAGCGCACTCCCCTGGTAGATGAAGTGGCAAAAGTCAACAGTCTAATAAAAAGAGGCGCTCGACTCGCAGCAAATGAAGATATGATTCCAGCTTTTGGAGAACTAGGTCACGAGGTACAGTATAATTTTCAGACAGCTTTAAAGGCCGCGGATATTGTAATTGATTGCACCCCCGCTGGTAATGAACATAAAAAGAAGCACTATGCCGAACACCCGGGCAAGATTTTTATAGCCCAGGGAAGCGAAAAGAATTTTGGAGTGCCTTACGCGCATGGCATCAACGATGGGGTCCTCGATAAAAAACCTCCCTTTATTCAAGTGGTAAGCTGCAATACTCACAATATATGCGCGTTAATTAATACACTTGTAGACACACCGAAAGACTTGCTTGCCGCCGACTTCGTTTGTATAAGAAGATCCAACGATATTAGCCAAAAAAGCTCATTTGTTCCTTCCCCGGAGGTTGGCCAACACTCAGATGCGATTTTCGGCACTCACCATGCGAGAGACGCTCAAGATGTGTTTGCGACTCGCGGGGAACATTTAAATTTGTTTTCTAGCGCTATGAAGTTGAATACTCAATATATGCACATTATTCGATTTAGCGTGAAGATCAAGGGATCTCCCTCAAGAGAAAACATTCTACGTCGTTTCCAAGAGAATAAGTTTACTGCTGTTACCCATAAGACGTCGGCCAATAGAGTGTTTTCCTTCGGCCGTGATCATGGCTATTACGGTAGAATCTTTAATCATACCGTCCTCTCAATTCCATCACTGCACCTCCAACAGTGCGCAGGAACCACTATTGTTTCAGGATTTTGCTTCACCCCTCAAGATGGAAATTCTTTACTAAGCAGTTGTGCTGCAGCGATGTGGGCCGCATACGGTAAAAAATACAAGAAAATGATGGACTCCTTTGATAAATATCTATTTACTAATATATGAGGGGCAATGTTCGCAATCAAGATTATGTAGGCACTCCGGGCAATTTATCTATCAAGGTAGAATATATCCCCCAGCGCGCTGGCAACAAGATAACTTTTTTTATTGATAACGCTCCAGCTTTCAGCCGTTATTTTCGCACCGCGCCTGTATCAGATAAGCGCTACATGCACGACTTTACCACTCAAATTTGTAATATGTTTTTCCGGACCGTTTCTGAGGAGATTTTTGCCAACAGTGTGGCGGATAAAGACTATTTAAAAGCAAAATATATTTATAGGACGATACAGGCAGTCTCCACCAAAGCCGGTGTGACTATTTGGACTCGCTAGTCGCTGCGACATCCACATCAGTTTTCTTTTCAATCGGAGAAAATAAGTCTTCTAACTCTAGAAGCTTCATTACTGTTTTATAAGTTTCATATTTTTTGATATTTTTATATATAAAATCCAGGAGTTTGCCATGTCGAGACGAAAGAGCAATTTGAGGGAAGCGAATATAAACCGAATGTAGCACTCCGATCAATTCACCTTTCACGTTTAAAATCATTGACCCGCTGCTTCCGGGGTTTGCGGGCAAAGAATAAAAGGCATATTTTCCCGAGCTTCCATCGTACATTCCCTCAAATAAGGGTACCATGTGCGGTTGCCAAATTCCACGCGGTGCAGCAATATTATATACTTTCTCTCCGGGCTTCGGTGCCTCTCGCGAGATTTTAATCGCGGGAACGTCAACGAGGCCTTTGATATATATTAAACAAATATCATTGTCGATATCGGATGCCAACACTGTGGCCTTATATTCATCCCCGTCTAAACTGGTTGCGGTGAAAAAGTTTTTATAGACTATCGCCGGCGTAACCGGTGGGACCTCTGTTTCGCAAAAGTGCGCCGCGGTAATGCCATAAGAACCTCCTTGGTCGATTTTAATGATAAATCCGGACGCCATCGACCGCATCTCATGGGTCAGACATTTATGATCACCGCATTGTTCTAATTCAACTTTCTTTTGCAGGTACAGAAAAGACTGTCGCGCCTTTTGCAACATGGTGGGAGAGGTCGCAGCAGACGTGGCACAGGATGTGGAGAAAACCAATACAAAAGCTAGCAGTAAACTGATGCTTTTGAATTTGGCTTTGCCTCCAATCACGCAAGGTCCCTCATATAATAACTATGAGAAAAAAAAACAATTGTTTTGTTTTTATATAAAAAAACCGAAACTATTTATTCATGAGACCGATTATGGCTAAAAATATATATGTTTTAGACACCAGCGCGTGCCTTACTGATTCCAATAGTATTAGGGCTTTCGGCGAAAATGATGTTGTGCTGCCCTTGAAAGTACTCGAAGAGATTGACAGGCACAAAAAAAGACAAGATAGCGTTGGCGTTAATGCTCGCGAGGTTATTCGACGCCTCGACAACTTGCGGGAATCTGGAAGCCTCTACAAGGGCGTCAAACTTGGAACCGGCCGCGGGAAACTCTACGTTAAGTTGTGCGTCGGCGATGATTTGCCAAGCGATTTAGACACATCTATCCCAGATAACGAGATTATAGGGGTAGCATTGAACCAAAAGTCAGCGCACCCCCGGACCAAGGTAATTGTGGTTACTCGCGATATTAACATGCGTGTTAAGTGCGATGCGCTAGGATTAGCCACCGAAGATTACCTCACCGATCAGGTCATTAAAGACACAAGTCATATATATACAGGTTTTGTGGAGCACTTAGTTGACGAGCCCGTACTTGATAGATTTTACGCTGGGGAAGAAATTTTTATTGAAGAAGATGAACTGCCCCTGATGCCAAATCAGTTTATCATGTTGGTCTCTAACCAGAATGAAAAGAAAACCGGGCTGGCACGCTTTATAAACTATACTACACCATTAAGAAGAATCAACGGAAAACACAAAAAACCGCTATGGGGTGTAAAACCTAGAAATAAAGAACAAAGGTTCGCGCTGGATCTTCTTCACGACAAATCCATCGACGTGATCACTTTAGTGGGAAAAGCTGGTTCAGGAAAGACACTGCTAGCTATAGCCGCTGGTTTGCATCAAGTGATGGAAGAAGAAGCCTATCGAAGATTGGTAATATCACGGCCCATTCAACCACTGGGGAAAGATATTGGATTCCTTCCGGGCACAATGGAAGAAAAAATGCTTCCATGGATCGCCCCGATCCAAGATAATCTTCAATTTTTGCTGGGCAATGACAAGGCGGCTTTGGGAATGTATATGGATAACGGCACGATTGAGGTTGAGGCGCTCACTTATATACGCGGAAGATCTATTTCTAATGCCTTTATCATAATCGATGAAGCGCAAAATCTTACCGCTCATGAGCTTAAAACAATCATCACACGAGTTGGTGAAAATACTAAAATAATTTTAACCGGGGACATCGAACAAATCGACAATGTTTATATAGATGAAACCTCAAATGGCCTAACCCATGCTGTAGAAAAATTCAAATCCTATGAAATATCAGGCCACGTGGCGCTTATAAAGGGTGAGCGCTCCAAAGTTGCATCCATCGCCGCAAAAATACTTTAAATAATAATCAGAAATAAATATAATATTTATATTGACTTGGAGGAAAATATGAGCTATAATAGTGATGAAAACCCGGATCTTTTGCAAAAAGTGGAGCAAGACACGGAACTTAAAAAGTGGCTCGTTAACTATGTTGGCGAGAAACATCAACCTGAAGATGATGAAGTTAATGTTGAAATGATAATTAAGGTGCTGGCGGAAGAATTCCCCGAATTCCTTTTAGCTGTCGCCGAGGAGAACTTCATCCGCGGCTATCAACAGGGCCTAGCGGATGTAGAAGAAGGCGAAAAGCTTTTTAGAGAATATAATGAAGAAATACATTCTGGAAAATAGCGCCCAAAATAAAAGTGAGTTTAAAGAATATAAACTGTTCGACAAGCCGGTATATGTAATCAACCCTATCTCTGCTGGGGTTTCTTTAGATAAAGTGTTGCACGATATCGAATCAAAAGTTCCGGCTTCTTTAACCGCTAATTTTGATAATATTTATATCGGAACATTCGAAGANTTCTCACGTAACGGAAAGAATTTTAATGCTATATATAAGGACGGCACCATATATGTCTCCAACTCACAAGATAATGAAGAAGACATGCTGGACGATATTATACATGAGATCGCTCACTCATTAGAAGAAAGAAATCGCGAAGAGATCTACGGAGACCAAACACTTGAAAACGAGTTTTTAGGCAAAAGGAAATTTTTACATCATATATTACCTCTTGACAAAAGAGCCAATATGGTGTATTTTTTAAATCCCAGCTATGATGAACAGTTTGATATGTATCTTTATAGGGATGTCGGGTATGAAACATTGAGATCTTTAACCTCTGATTTGTTTTACTCTCCCTATGCCATCACCGCGCTTAAGGAATACTGGGCAAATGGTTTTGAAAATTATTTTTTAAAAGATAGGGGGAGGCTCAAGGATTTGAGTCCCGCATTATACCACAAAATTAAAACTCTTGTTGATAATAAGAAGGAAGAAAAAGATGGATTGTAAAATAAAGGAAAGCGATGGCAAGTTAATTGTAACCGCTACAATTGGGGCGGCAACAAAGAATTCCGCCCCGGGGCGAATAACGACCGGTGATATTTTGAAATGGCTTGCTCAAAATCACTCTAAGTATAAGAAATTAGATCTTATACAGGCCGGGAGCGCCCACAATGCTGCGCTCAAAGAACAGAGAACAGGGACTTGGATTTTTTCCCTTCCGGTTAAAAAGTCACCACCGAAGGCCCCACCCGTAAAGTCACCACCACCAAAGGCACCGGTGCCAAAGTACGGCGCATCTTCACCCGCCAAGAACAAAAAAGAAAATAATTAGAGAATTGTAGCATGGCACATATTTCATATTCCGAATTAAAAGAGTGGGTAACTTGCCCATGGAAGCATAAACTTAACTATATTGAAGGCCTTAGAGAATTCAAAGGAAATGAGTACACAGCTTTTGGCACAGCGCTGCATACAGTGTGCGAAAATCTAGTTCAGTTCCATAGCACGGATGCCGCACCAGCGTTTGAGCCTAAGAAAATGTTTCAGGACGAGTTCTTAAAAAACCTCCAAAAAATAAAGGCTGAAAGCCCGGAGATCGAATATAGGGGTGATCTTATAATGAGCATGCGCACTCAAGGAGAGACTTTGACCGATTATATTTTGCCTGGTCTTAAGAAAACTTTCGGCGCCTTTGAATTGGTGTCGGTGGAAGAAGCGCTTTATGACCCAATCGAAGGAACTGATCTCAATTTTAAAGGCTTTATTGATCTGGTTATTAAGACAAAGGATGGAATTACCCATATAATTGATTGGAAAACCTGTTCTTGGGGTTGGGACAGCCGTCGGAGATCAGATAAGCTTGTTACTTACCAATTAACCCTTTACAAGCATTTTTGGTGTGAAAAACACGGTGTTGACCCTTCCACGGCCCAAACCCACTTTGCGCTGCTAAAGAGAACTGCAAAATCTAATCTAGTAGAAATATTTGAAGTATCCAATGGTGCAAAAAAAGTTCAAAATGCTCTTAAATTGTTAAACAAAGCCCTCTATAATATTAAGAAGTCCAACTCTATCAAGAACAAGCTTTCCTGTTATGGTAAATTTGGCAAGTGCGAATATTATAAAACCAAACATTGTACATGAGGCGTAAATGAGCAAAAAAATTAAAATCCTAACAATTAGCGATATGCCCTTATCTCCATCCGGAGTGGGCACGCAAACCAAATACATGATCGAGGCACTCCTGGAAACCGGCAAATATCAGATCATAAGTCTAGGCGGCGCAATAAAACATCCTAAATACGACCCTATTCGCACCGAGAAGTGGAAAGACGATTGGATGATTCTCCCAGTCGACGCTTATGGTACCCAAGATATGATTCGTTCTCTTTTGCGCACTGAAAAGCCAGATATATTGTGGTTTATGACGGATCCGCGCTTCTGGGGATGGTTATGGGAAATGGAAAACGAGATACGGCCCCATATTCCTATGGTTTATTATCATGTATGGGACAACCACCCTTACCCCAATTACAATAAACCATTTTACGACTCGAATGACGTGATTTTAGCGATATCCAAACTTACGGAAGACGTTGTAACGACGGTTTCACCGGGAGTAGAATGCAAATATGTTCCACACTCTGTCGATACTGAGATATTCAAAAAGTTGGATTCCGAGCATGTTGAAGAATTTAAAACTAAAGTGCTGGGCGATGAGTACGACAAAGACAAGCTTATATTTTTCTGGAATAATAGGAATGCGCGGAGAAAGCAGAGCGGCTCGCTAATTCATTGGTTTGCAAAATTTCTAGACAAAGTGGGTAAGGACAAAGCGACGCTTATTATGCACACAGAGATTAAAGATCCTAACGGTCAAAATCTTGATGCTATTGTTAAGAACCTGGGACTCACTAATGGTGAAATATATTTTAGCCAAGAAAAGGTCGACCCAGCGCGCTTAGCGTTAATGTATAATGTGGCCGACTGCACGATTAATATCTCTGATGCGGAAGGTTTCGGCTTAGCTACGCTTGAGTCCCTGGCATGCGAGACCCCTATTATTGTGAATATGACGGGCGGATTACAAGAACAAGTCACTGACGGCGAAAACTGGTTTGGCATAGGGCTTACACCCACTTCTAAGGCAATAATCGGCTCACAGGCTATTCCTTATATTTATGAAGATAGGCTTTCTGAAGAAGCCGTTGTCGGCGCGCTAACAGAAATCTATAATAAAACCAAAGAAGAAAGGGAGGCCCTAGGCGCAGCCGGCAGAGGCCACGTACTAAAAAATTATAATTTTGAAGACTTCGGCAAAAGATGGGATGAGATCTTTACGGATATCCATGAACGATTGGGTTCCTGGGACACGCGTAAAGCGCCAAAGAGTTGGATCATTAAGGAGGTGGCGTAGATGGAATTTACAACAAAAGTTATAGTAAGGGGTCCAATGCTCACCCGTACGGGATACGGGGAACATGCGCGCTCCGTTTTGCGCGCCCTGAGAATGATTGATGGTGTGGATATTTTTGTAGTACCCACTCAGTGGGGACAATCCGGATGGATTTGGGAAAACGATGAGGAGCGCGAATGGCTCGACGGCTTAATAGAAAAAACAGCCGCATACGGCGCCGAAGGCAACCCTCATTATGATTTGAGTATCCAAGTCGGCATTCCCAATGAATGGCAGAAATTCGCTCCAATTAATATAGGCATCACGGCAGGTATCGAAACCACTAAGGTGGCGCCCATTTGGCTTGAAAAGGTCAACATGATGGACAGAGTGCTCACTATTTCCGAACACTCCAAGTCTGGTTTTCTCAACACCGTATACGAAGGCGTACATAAGCAAACGGGCCAGCGCATAGCTTTAAAGTGTGAAACACCAATTGAAGTTATACATTATCCAGTGAAACATTACGACGAGGTTGATCTAGGGTTTGAATTAGACACAAAATTTAATTTTTTGACGGTGGCACAATGGGGCCCCCGCAAAAACCTAGAAGTAACAATCCAATGGTTTGTGGAAGAATTTGTTGATAATCCGGATGTTGGCTTGGTGGTAAAAACATTTGCCAAGGGCGGATCTATCATCGACAGAATCCGCGCCGAAAATACTCTTACGCAACTTTTAGAGAAATACCCTCATCGACAATGCAAGGTTTATTTGCTCCATGGCGACATGTCAGAAGAAGAGATGCATTCTCTCTATAAAGACTCGCAAATAAAGGCTTTTGTCTCTTTAACTCATGGCGAAGGTTTCGGATTGCCGCATTTTGAGGCTGCCTATTCGGGACTTCCAGTGGTCGCACCTGAATGGAGCGGGTACTTGGATTTCTTGTGCATGCCCAAAACAAACAAAAAAGGGAAAACAAAAGTAAAGCCCTACTTTGCAACCGTTGATTATGAGATAAGTCCAATTCAGCCGCATGCGGTATGGGACGGAGTGCTACAAGCGGAGTCTATGTGGGCATATGCTGACCAAGGCTCTTATAAAATGCGCTTGCGAGAGGTATATAAAGATCACGGGCGCTTCCAGAAGGACGCAACAGCGCTTCAGAAATGGATTCATGAGAACTTTTCGAAAGAACAGCAATGCGAGAAAATGATTAGCATCTTTAAGGATCACATTACTTGGCATAATGTTGGCGGCGCCGACGAGTTGGATCTAGATGAATGGGTGGCTGAATTGGAAAATACCGCCATCGCGTATGAGTAAATATTTCTTTATTGCCGATTTTTTTGTTGATCAGGTTTTAGGCGGTGGCGAACTTAATAATGAAGAGTTNATCGATGAACTCGGCGAATCAGACGCCATAANAAAAATCAATTCCCCATTTGTTACCCTAGACTCTCTCCAAGATCATAAAGACGATCGTTTCATAATTTCAAATTTTGTAAATTTATCACCACAATGCAAAACATTTTTGCAAAAAGAGTGTGAATATATTATCTATGAGCATGATCATAAATATTTACGAAATAGAAACCCCGCCATATATAAGGATTATATAGCTCCTAAAGGGGTATTGATTAATGTGGAGTTCTATAAAAACGCAAAAGCTGTTTTTTGCCAAAGCGCGTTTCATTCCAACATTGTTAAGAAAAATCTCAATATCGAGAACGTCGTGAATTTAAGCGGCAACTTGTGGAGTCTCAAGTCTTTAGATAAAATGCTAGAATTCGCCTCCAAGGAAAAAAGAGACGCTGCCTCTATAATGTTTTCAGCGACGCCNCATAAGAACACAGAGGGTGCGAAATTATACTGTCAAAGCAACAANATGGAATATCATATAATTCCCCCGAGCCCTTACGAGGAATTTTTGGACCAATTGAGTGATAATAAAACATTTGTGTTTTTTCCTAAAACTCCCGAAACTCTTTCGCGGGTTATAGTTGAAGCGCGCATGATGGGAATGTCTGTCATAACCAATGGGAATGTCGGTGCTGCCCAAGAAGAGTGGTTTTCTCTTAAAGGCGCACCACTCATTAAATATATGCGCGAGAAACGCGGCGAAATCGTGAAAAAAGTGGTAGAGACGTACTAACAATGAAAACGCATTTTAAAATTGTGGTGCCCGTGTATAACGCGGAAGAATGGATAGCACTTTGTTTGCGCAGCATTAAGGCCCAGACCTATAGAAACTATGAATGCTTGGTGGTCGACGATTTTTCCACAGACTTGACCAGAGAAATCATTAAGCGCGAAATAGGCGATTCATACCAAATACGCTTATTGGAGCCTGAAGAGCGAGGATATCCCCTCGGGAGCTTAAATTTCGCCATTAACAGTGCTATGATAGAGGACGAAGACGTAATTGCTGTACTTGACGGGGACGATTGGTTTGCGCGCAAGGAAAGCCTGGAAATTCTAGCCAAAACTTACGAAGAAAAGAAATGCTCCTTAACATACGGTAGCTACGTCGAATATCCGCAGAAAGTTCGCGGCAAATTTGCAAAGCAAGTCCCCGAGTTCATTATCCAGAGGAAACTGTTTAGAGAATCGGAATGGATGACAAGCCACATGAGAACTTTTAAATACAAATTGTGGAAAAACATCAATAGAGAAGATTTATGTGATGATGATGGAAAACTCTATAAAAGGGCTGGAGACATTGCAGCTATGTATCCTATGTTAGAAATGGCCGGCCCCAAAATAGAATATGTCGAAGATGTTGTCTATGTATATAATCGCGCAAACCCTTTAAATGAAGACAAAATAGACCATTCGGAGCAGCTTCGGATTGAGGCCAAGCTCCGACAAGGAAAAGTATACGAGACTTTGGAGGAGGAGTAAAATTGAATTATTTTGATACGAATAAAAAATATCTTATTACCGGCGGTACCGGCTTCCTCGGGGAAAAACTAGTAGAGGCACTGTTGGCGAAAGGCCTGCGTCTGCGCATTATAGCCAGAAACGAAGGCAAATTAATCGAACTTAAACAGAAGCACCCTTCTATCGAGATATATACTGGCGATGTGTGCGATCCCTTCATTGCGCATCAAGCATGTCAAGGGATTGACGGTGTATATCACCTGGCNGCTTATAAGCATGTAGGCTTAGCAGAAAAGTTCTCTTATGAATGCACTCAGTCGAATGTTATCGCCTCCATGAATATCCTACAAGAATCTCTGCGGCGCGACAACAAGTTTGATTTTGTGCTGGGTATTAGCACTGATAAAGCGGCACAAGTATCTGGCGTATATGGCGCCACCAAATATCTCATGGAGAGCCTTTTTGTTCAATATGAGACTTTAAACCCTAAAACCCAATATCGAATTGTTAGATATGGGAATGTAATTTATTCGACGGGCTCCGTTTTATGTAAATGGCAAAAACTGCTCCAAGAGGGCGAAGAAGTCGTCGTCACAGACGCAGAAGCNACAAGATTCTTTTGGACGCGCGACGAAGCAGTGGCTTTGATTTTTGAATGTCTCGCCACAGCCACATGTTCTGCGCCGTATGTGCCCGACATGAAATCTATGGACATTAAGAGCCTTTTAGGAGCCATGGCCGAAAAGTATTTACCTGCCGGCGAAACATTAAAGATTAAAACTATTGGTCTACAGCCCGGCGAAAATCTTCATGAAAAGATTTTAGCTGATGGCAAATATTCAAACGAAGTAGAGCGCTTCACCATTCCTGAAATATTGGAGAAAATCTAAAAATCCGATGGACACACCAGCTATATACATCCCTTGTTGCGACGCCTCCCTTCCTATTGTTAAAATAAGCTCTTATTTATATAATAAATTTTGGCCAAAGGCCCAAGTCCATTTTTTAGGATTTGCCGCACCCGAGTTCGATTTTTACAATGAAAACCACACCTTCCACTCTTTAGCCCCCGAACAAGTCGGAGGCGCCTCGTCGTGGACTCGTTACATCCACGACTTTATGAAAGATATACCAGAGGACTTTGTAATATTTTCTTTGGATGATTATTTGCTCTGCGGGGCACCAGATCTGGAAATGATACAGACAGCGTTAGGGTTGATGCACAGAACTTCTAAAATCGGCCGCTTTGACCTTACATTTGATACACAAATTGAGGGCAATATTGCCCCCATGGGCCAAGTTAATAATTTTATGGTAGTTCATAAAAAGCCAGATGCGCCCTATCGTATTTCTACGCAACCCGCGGTTTGGAATCGCGAATTTCTTCTTAAATTCCTGGATAATGATTGGAGCCCGTGGGACTTCGAAATTAAAGGTTCCCAAAAAGCTAGTATCGAAAAGATGCCCAACCAGACGGTGGCTTTTTACGATAGAGACCTGTGCCAATATCCTCTGCGCACCACAGCAAAAGGCGCCGTATCGCGCTTTAACCCCGACAAATATAATGTATTGGGACTGCAACCGGAAACGATCAAGGAGCTTGTAAAAGAAGGGTTCCTTGAGGAGAGAGATTTAATTTGGGGTCAACATGCGAACAATCCCCCGAGGTTTTTTGAAAAAGAGGGTTATGAATTTCACCCCTCCTTTCTAGATTTTCACCCTACCTCCCCTACACATTTTGAGGAATATAATTGTATATACGACGATCCCGAATCACCGTTGCTGACTGTTAATCTTTTTGACAACAACTTTATCCACACCCAGGATCATCCGGATTTCGGCTATATAACGACACAAGGCGAAAAAGCACCACGCGGCAAAAAATTGCGCTATGTCGAGGGCAAGAGATACTTTCACGAATATTCAGGCATTACTATTTTTACGGATCGATTCTTGAGGCCCGGGGTTATTAAAGCGGTTAATTCCCCCATCAAGATAGGCTGGATTATGGAGCCTCCCGTTGTCCATCAATGGGCTTTTGACGCAGTGCCCGAAGTGCTACCAGAACTAGATTATTTATTCTCTTTCAGCCAAGAACTCGCGGACAAATATGAAAAATGCCATCTCTTCCCGTTTTGTTTTTTACGCGTACACCATGATGACTGGGGAGTCCATGAAAAAAGCAAGCTCGTTTCAATGGTTGCGAGCGAGAAAAAATGGGCTCCTGGCCACATTTTAAGACATCGCGTGGCAGATGAGTTGGCTGAAAAGCACAATATTGAGCTATGGGGCGGCGGGTTTAAACGCTTTCCACAGCACGGCAAGATATTGGCCCTAAAAGATCACATGTTTAGCATTATAATCCAGAATTGCCAATTGGATACTTTTTTCACGGACTTTATCGATCCTTTAATTACAGGCACCATCCCTATTTTTTGGGGAACTCGTGAAGTTGGTAAATATTTTGATGAAAACGGGGTTATCTTTTTTGACACTTATGAAGAGTTGGATGAAATCTTATCGAATTTGACTGAAGAAGATTATTATTCGCGTCTAGAATCAGTGAAGAAGAACTTTGAACTCGCCAAGAATTATTGGAGAGCCGATGACCAACTAGCTGATTTGATTCACAAGGTTGTTGATTTTGACAAATTAAATCCACAAGCAAGGGGAGTAAAATGACACAATTAAAATTTGACGGCGAGTGGCATGCCGGGATCGTAGCTAACCTGGAGGATGCATTCTTGCAAGAATGTGTTAATATTTGCCATGATAAACAAAAGCTTTTGAATTTCAAAAGAAATAATATTTTTTGCAAAGTTATTGGGAATGATATCCGGCACAAGAATATCGCGGATGTATGGTACAATTTCCTTAAAGACACAGAACTAATGGAGAGCATCGACAAATATAAAAACAATGACGCCGTCGGCAACCCATTGTTTTATCACTATGAAAAAACTGGAATGATTAGTCCCGGCACTTTATGCTTCTTGTCGGTTCTTCAGGACATCAAGACTCGATTGGTCGACCCTCACGGCAAAAGCGTTTGCGAGATTGGGAGTGGATATGGCGGCCAAGCCAATATTATTTTGAAATATGGGGTTAAATCCATGGACTTGATTGATCGCGCGCAAACCTTGGGGTTGGCTAAAAAATATTTAAGCCTGTACAAGCATCCCAATGTATCTCTCCATGATACCGAGTCCATCGAGCTTAAAGAATACGATCTTGTTGTTTCTAACTGGTGCTTGTCTGAGTTGGATCGCAAAGGAATAAAATTTTATATCGATAATGTAATTAAAACTTGCAATTATGGCTATTTTTTGATAAACTTTAGAGACGAGAACAAACAGCAGTGGATGATCGACGAGTTAAATAAAATATTTTCCAATGTGGTCCTGGAGGAGGAGAACCCTCCCACCAATGAAATAAAAAATTATGTGCTGCTTTGTTCCAAGTAACCAAATAAGAGGCAAGAAATGAGCAGCGCAGAAAGAAAGTACCTTCCCACCTTATCAGAGTTAATTGACAGACTCTCCATAGCCCAACTTAAAGAAGTTTTCATACCGGAACACAAAGAAGAATATGCGGAAGAGATAGCCGCTATTCTGCACGATATCAATTTAATTTTAACCAGTAAAGATGCTATACTGAACGCAGAAGTGTTACGGGCTGTGGTTGTATTATCGCAAATGAATCTGCATATATGGCACAACGAATCCAACTATCGGAAAGGAATCAAGGACGGCAACGATCTTGAACTTACCCATGGTTTAAATGGGATCCGAAACACAGCTAAAAATCGCATACAAGAGGTAGTTGGCGGCCGAAAGGATTATAAAATTGATTGCTTGGCCGCAGAGTTTAAAGATTGGAAAATCAGTTGGAAAAAATAAAAGATGTACAGGTGTACACCCCGGATATATATACTGATTACCGCGGCGACCTTTGGACTTTATGGCACAAAGACACAAACAATTTTAATTTAGAGTTCAATCATGATAAAGTATCGACATCGCGGAAAAACGTTCTCCGGGGGATTCATGGGGATTTTAAGTCCTGGAAATTGGTAACCTGCTTATATGGAGAGCTTTATTTCGTCGTTGCCGACAACCGGCCCAACTCGGACACGTTTCGACAATGGGATTGGATTGTATTAGATGATCGCACTCGCAAACAGGTTTTAATACCTCCCGGCGTGGGCAACGGCTTTGTGGTTTTAAGCGAACAATCCGTCTTTCACTATAAATGGGCATATCCGGGCGATTACCCGGACGTGTCAGAACAATTTACGTTATCGTGGGACAACCCCACACTTAGAATTAATTGGCCTATTGAGAATCCAATCTTACAGGTCAGAGACAAAAGAGGAATTAAAATATGAAAAAAGCACTTATCCTTACTCATGCCGGTTTTCAAGACCACGAGTTAATATACCCTTATCACAGCTTAAAGGAAAACAACTTTGAGGTTACAATTGTAGCCAATCAGTTGGGAAGATTCTATGGAATTTTAGGATGTCACATGGTTGGTGACGTATTGACGTCTGATTTTAATGATTCCGAGACTAGAGAAAAGTACCTGCAATATGATCTATTGATAGTCCCAGGAGGCGTTAAGGCTTTGGAAAAATTAAGATTAGAGGAGGGGGTAGTTGAATTTGTACGCGAGTGGAATGCGTTAGACAAAACTATTTTCTCTCTATGCAATGGCGCCCAATTATTGATTACGGCAGATGTTCTTAGAGGCAAAACAGTGTCGGGTTATTATGCCATTGAAGCTGACATCAACAACGCTGGGGCAACTTATCATAGAGGCCCGGTTGTTGTTGATAGCAATATAGTTTCCTCCCCTCATTATGACTTTATGGGCGAGTGGATGAGAACTGGATATGAAGTTTTAGAGAAAAGAGGGAAATGAGCTATGAAGACACCATAGTTAAGAAGCCCTGGGGCTATGAATACCTGGCCTACGAAAATGAACACGTAGGTCTTTGGTTTTTATATATTGCCCACAAGCAAGCGACATCAATGCACTGTCACCCCAACAAAACCACTGGACTGATGGTGCTTGACGGGGATGTGCAGATATCATTTCTCAGTAATAAGTTTTTTGTCGAAACTTGCGGGAAAATGATGATTAGAAAAGGCCTTTTTCACTCCACTCAGGCGGTGAGCCAACCAGGCGCATGGGTAATGGAGATCGAAACACCCGTCGATAAACATGATTTGGTACGTTTCAAAGATTTTTACGGTCGCGAGGGAAAGCCTTATGAGGATAACACTTTCGAAGCGCCCAAAAAAGACGACTGCTTATGGCTTGAAGATCCGCCCCCATCACAGACCGTGACTTATGATTTTGCAAATTGCAATATTCATTTAACGAGCGTTGATAGCTCCTCTTATTTCGCCGATTTGCCCGACGATACACATGTTACTTTTCTAAGGGGCGGTCTCATCACAGATTACGCAACAACCGTCGCTGGCCCGGGCGACATTGTGTCCGGAGCAGTTCTTAAGAAGTTGATGACTGTGTTTAAGGACGTGGTCACCGACACCGTCACCATGATTGTGGAGAAAAAGAATGATAGCGGACCTAGCAGCGCGGTATGATACTTTTATTTTTGATTTAGATCGCACCGTCTGGGATACAAATTCCAAAACCGGGGAGCCCATATGGGCAAAACAAATGCTCTTACCTTATACTATTGAGGGAGAATGGTCGGATACTATTATTGATGATGTTTTCTCCACATGTTCGCTACACGCCGGCATCCGTCCTGTTCTAGAAAAGTTACAGGCTTTGGGTAAAAACATTGGGTTTCTTTCCCGCGGTGGCATATACGAAGTCGAGTATGAAAAGCAACCGTCGGTCCTCTTGTTAAAGAGGTTTGGAATATACGAATTTTTCAATTATAAGAAGATTTTACTTTACAAAACAGACCTAAAGCTGTATAATATAAAAGAAATTGCGGATGTTTGCGGAGAATACGTTTTTTTCGATGACAATGAAAAAGATTTGACCGAAGCAGCCTCGATAGGGGGCGTCAAAGCAATAGATCGCAATAGTTTTGACTGCTGGGAGAGCATTCTATGAGCAGGGATTTTAGAATAAACGTTTTCAAAAGGGCGTCATTGTGTCGAAATTTTGAACAATATGTATTTAACGGAATTCAGAGTAAAATGTTTAAGTTTCCTATCTACCTCTCTGCGGGTCAAGAGTATATTTCTGCGACTATAGCCCAGGTGCTACACCAGAAAAAAATTAACCCCAATATCTTTATTCAACACCGCGGCCACTCGACATATTTATCTTATGACGCACCGCCTGAAGCGCTTGTAGACGAGTTGCTTGGGCGCTCTACAGGCTGCGCTTACGGGATGGGCGGATCCGCTTCGATTCACTCCAAAGAAAAAAATATATTTGGTCATGACGGCCTCATGGGCTCTCAAGCCCCAATCGCCGTTGGCCATTGTTACAGTACCCAACACCCCACTATTGTGCATTTGGGAGACGCATCTGCCGAAGAAGACTACGTGTTCGGCGCCCTAGGCTGGGCTTCCACCAAAAATCTTCCAATGATCTTTGTGGTGGAGGATAACAATCTTTCCATTTTAACCGAAAAGAAGATGCGGCGCAATTGGGAATTGCCCGACGTGGCGAAGGGGTTTAAAATGAAAGGTTTTGACACCAGCGATGATCCGCTGGAGTTGGCATCTTTCCTGAAAAATCCATTCTCTGATGGCCCTGTTCTGTTGAATGTGAACACGCATAGAAAATTTTGGCATTCGGGTGCGGGAATCGACGACGAGAACATTTTTGACAGATATCAGGTAGAAATGGATGATTTAGGCGAAGAGGCCAGCGCGATTGATAAACAAACGAAGCAAAAAGTAGAAGAGATATGGCAAAAACAGTTAGAGACACAATAAAAGAAATAACTCGCACCCACCTTGCGAACGGCAGCCGTTGCTTTGGCCAATGTCTCACAGCCGTCGGCTGGGTTGGTGGAACCCTTCCTGAACTCTATGAAGAAGATGGCATGGTTGAACTTTCAATGGCAGATGTTGCAGGCGGAGGTATTGTCACCGGTTTAGCGCTAGCTGGCGAACGACCAATTTATGTCGTTAGATATCAAGGATTCCAATGGTATAATTCGCCCATTATCGCCAATTACGCCATGAAATCACAAGAGATTTGGCAACGCCCATGTCCCCTCATGGTTAGAAGTATCGCCATGGAAGGCGGTATCGGCCCGGTGGCCGGCTCTTCCCACCACTCAATTTATCAAAGAATGCCGGGAGTCAAGATAGCAGCTCCAATGACACCAGAAGAATACAGAAGTGTTTATAACAGTTTCATGAAAGACGACTGTGTTTATTACATCTCAGAACACCGAAAGAGCTATGACAACACTGAAGAATTACCGAATACGTTTCATGAAGAATCAGACATCACTTTGTTTCCGATATCTATTACTAGGTTTGCTGCAGAAGAAGCCTGCAGATCTTTAGAGTCAGAGGGTTATAGGGTAAATGTGGATCATATTTTGTGGATCAAGCCCTTTAACTTGAGTGAAGAGTCTTTGACAGCATTAAAATCTTCTAAATTTGGAGGAATTGTATTAGATGATGACTATGAGGAAGGTGCTGCTAGCAGCATAGCACATCGCATCATGCTGAAATCTAATAAACCGATTCACACAATGGCACTGAAACATCGAACAGCCGGCTTTCATCCGAGAGTAGATAACTTGCCACCTTCTGCGTCGGAGATAGTAAAGAAAGTAAGGGAATGCTGCTCGTCGACACAATAAAGAGGAAATAAAAATGAAAATTGGATTTATTTTTCCAAGTAGTGAGTATTTACATGATCCCTTCCGGGGAGATCCACACACACATTTTCAAATACTCACAATTCTTGAATCTCATTTCGGTTCTGAGGTTGATGTATCCTTAATAGATTTAAGGGGCATAAAAAAAAGATTTGCAATTTATCATATTCAAGAATGTGATGTTTATCTTCATTCTCTTTATACCCTAGACCTCTATGAACAAGAGTCAATTGTTGAGCAATTGAAACAGAGGTACCCGACAGCACTTCATATTGCAGGGGGTCCGCATGCAACAGCTTTTCAAGAGAAGACACTAGAGGTTTTTGATGCAATTGTGTTAGGTGATGGAGAACAATCAATCATCCAGGTTATTGAAGATATTCGCGATTCAAAGTTAAAAAAAAGGTATATTAGCAAAAGCACGAACATTAACGATCATCCGTATCCTCTTCGAAAATATTTGCCAAAATTAACAATAGCTAGACCAGGATTATTAACATTAAAGAATACTCCCGGATACGACAAGATCGTAGGAACAACTACAATGTTTAGTCGTGGGTGTCCGTACAGCTGTTCATTTTGCGCAATGCCGGCATCAAAACAATTCAGTCCGGGTATAAGATTTCGATCCCCGGAACTCATTAAAGAGGAGATTGAGTATCTTAAGCGAGAGTATGGTGTGTGTGGAATCAGTATGGTAGATGAAATTTGTATGCCTCTCAAAAAAAGCAAAGCCATACCTCACTTAGAGGCGATAGGAAGTACCGGGGTGGTCTGGAAGGCACAGTGTCGTGTTGATTCGGTCACGCCAGAGATAGCCAGCCTGTCTAAAGACGCCGGCTGTATTATAATGTGCATGGGTGTTGAGAGTGTTTCTCAGCAATCGCTGGACATTATTAATAAAAAAATCAAAGTTGAGAGAGCAAGGAAAAGTATAAAACTTCTTAAAAAAGCTGGAATTGAAACACGAATTTATATGATTCTGGGCCTACCTGGAGAACCTACTGACATTGTTGATAAAACTTGGGATTTTATACAAGAGACCGGTCCGGATGCTGTTTATTTATCACTTTTTACGGTCCGCCCAGGCACTCCTGTTTATGATAATCCAAAAAAATTCGGAATCAAAGAGGTTAAAACATCATGGGAAAACACGATGCACATGTATAGTAGATACGAAGAAGAGCTACCCACACTGACCTTTGAATATGATGAAAATACTCCCTGGGGAAAGGGAGAAAAAAGTGAAGTAATCATCAACAACTATTTAAAGCTTCAAGATCTTGTTAAGAGTCATGGATACGGCCCGGTAGGTTATAGTGACGAGGAAAACGGCTAATGAATTCCAGCAATGTTATACAAAGCATGAAATTTTCTGAGGTTAAAATTCTGTCACCAGATTGTTATTCTGACTATAGGGGAGACTTGTGGACTCTGTGGGAGAAGGGAAAAGTTTTCAAAGAAATAAATTTTAACCATGATAAAGTTTCGACTTCTAGAAAGCATGTTCTTCGAGGAATTCACGGCGACTTTAAGTCTACAAAGTTAGTGACATGCCTCCATGGAGAAATATATTTTGTAGTTGTTGACAATAGAAAAAATTCATCCACATACAATCACTGGGATTGGACAATGCTGACATCAAAAAACAGAAAAATGGTGTTGGTTCCACCGGGATATGGAAACGGTTTTTATGTCATGAGCGATGATGCTGTTTTTTATTATAAGTGGTTGTACGAAGGATCATACCCGGATGTTGAAGACCAGTTTACTTTAAAATGGAATGATGAGAATTTAAACATTGACTGGCCAACAGACAACCCAACCCTACAGAAAAGAGATAAATGATATGACATTTAAGTGGCCTTTAATAAATGATAACATTACAGCCGAAGATAAAAATGCCTTAATTGATTTTTTAAAGATTCCGAATGTTCGTCTTACACAAGGAGAAAGAGTTCGAGAATTTGAAAAAAAATGGTCTGAATGGTTGGGCGTTAAGCATAGCGTCTTTGTTAATTCTGGTGCCTCCGCAAATTATATAACAATGGCCATCACTCGCGAACTAAAAGGACAACAGGGGGAAGTTATTGTACCCCCCATCGGGTGGGTATCCGATGTAGCGTCCGTCATCAATACAGGGTTGACACCGGTTTTCGTGGACGTAGACAAAAGCAATATGTCCATTGCGTATGAAAATATTAAAAATGCCATTACCGAAGAAACCAAAGCTATCGTGCTGGTTCATTGTTTGGGTTTTAATGGGTTAAATGAAAAAATAATTCAGCTTGCGCTAACTCATAATTTATTGCTTATAGAAGATTGCTGTGAGTCCCATGGCGCCATCTTCAAGGAAGACCGCGTGGGTAGCTGGGGAGACATGTCTTGCTTCTCCTTTTATTTTGGGCACCACATAACCACCATCGAAGGTGGAATGGTATGCACAGATAATTACGAGATATACCAACTCGCCAAGCTTTTCCGCTCTCATGGTATGACGCGTGAAGTGTCGCAAGAAACCCATGACCATTATTATGAAGAAGGCCTCAACCCTATGTTTACTTTCGGCGTTCCCGGCTATAATATGAGAAGCACGGAGTTAAATGCAGTATTGGGACTCCAGCAAATGCACAGGCTTGATTTTAATATCGATTGTAGAAAAGAAAATCTGGCTGTTTGGCTCGACAATCTGGATAGTGAAAAGTATTTTACGGCTTTCGACACAAAGGGGAATAGCAATTTCGCCCTCCCTTTGATTTTAGCAAAACCAGACGCAATGGCTCTTTCTAACATATGCAACTTTTTGGAGACAGAAGGTGTAGAATATAGATTAGGTACCGCCGGCGGAGGAAACCAGGCGCGCCAGCCTTATTTGAAAAAGTATTCTTTTAGACAGGCCGACGACCTAGCCAACGCAGACTATATACACGAGAATAGTCTATATATTGGTAATCACACAGAATTAAGCAAAGAGCAAATAGTTGCGCTTTGCAGAGGTTTAAACGATGTTTGAAAATAAAAATGTGTTAGTAACAGGCGGAGCAGGGATGATTGGACGTCAGCTTGTAGCGTTGCTTCTTGAGAGAAACGCCATCGTTCACGTGGCAGATATTAAAAAGCCCACGGGCATGTCGGATAAAATTCTTTTTCACGAGGTCGATCTGCGCAGCTACGATTCGTGCCTACAAGTGTGCGAAAATATTGACTTTGTTTTCAATTTGGTGGGCATCAAATGCTCTCCTCGCGTCTGTATCGAAGAACCAGCGAGCATTATGGGCCCAATGCTGCAATTCAACACCAATATGCTTGAAGCTGCGATGAAGCAGAATGTCGAGTGGTACCTCTATACAAGCACCGTAGGAGTATATGAACCCGCAGAAGTCCTTCGTGAAGACGATGTGTGGAAAACACAACCATCAAAAAACGATTGGTTTGGCGGATGGGCCAAACGCATGGGAGAACTTCAATGCCAGGCCTACGAACGACAATATGGACAAGGAAAATGCAGTATTGTAAGACCAGCCAACGTTTATGGCCCACATGATACATTTGATCCCGACAGCGCCATGGTTATTCCCTCTCTGATACGCAAAGCTTTCACCAATGGCAAGCTTGAGGTCTGGGGCGACGGATCTGCCATCCGCGATTTCATCCATGCCAAAGATGTCGCTCGCGGAATGCTGTTCGTAGTAGAAAATAAAATCACCGAGCCCCTTAATTTGGGTTCTGGGGACGAAATTTCTATCAAAAGAATCGCGGAAACCATCGCCCATGCCGCAAATATACCCATCGAGTGGGACACAAGCAAGCCCACAGGCGACGCGAGACGAGTATTCGACATGTCCCGCGCCGATAAACTGGGCTTTAAACCCCAAATATCGATAGAAGAGGGCATTAAAAATACCATTGAGTGGTATCTTGAGAACCAAGAGGTGGCCAACACCTCTAAGGACGTTTTCAAGGCCCTAAAAGGAGCAATCTAATATGAGTAAAGATCTAATACTTTTGTTGCCCACACGCGACAACCCAGAAAAATTCGACGAAACTATTAACATGCTTTATACAACGGCGGATTCCAAAGATAATTTTGATATATTGGCGATCATAGACGACGATCAATTGGAATTATATGGCGAAGTGATGGAAAAATATCCCGACATTATATACCAGCATCCTGCTCATGGCGGCCCCAATTCGCCTGGAATCACCCAACTGCAGTTTGATTTTATCGAGCAGAGTAATTATTATTTTAATTGGTGCCTGTGTGACGATTTCTGGGGTCTCGCCAAAGGCTGGGACGCTGCAATATTGAGTAAAAAGGGAGTCTATGACGACGGCTTCTTTACCTTGTTCACAACTAACCCTGTTGGGCGCAATCTGAATGCCCTCACCACGCAGTTTCGCATTGGCCGACACCCGTTCGATGGCCACTTAAAACCCCTTGAGAGTGATCCTGCTTTCCTTATCTATCATTATCATGAGATGCTCCCCATCTGCACGAAAAAGTGGAGAATGGCTCTTAAAGATCTGTATGACGAGAACTGGAAAGGACCAGATCACGTCTTTATTTGTGCTGCTTTGGCTCATATTTTGAGTCGCATTTATGGCTATTCACGTCTGATGGAGGCCGGAGTACACTATAAAGACCTAAGCAACGATAATAATACAGTTAAAGTCCTAGTGAACGGTATGAACCGCGATCAATATTTTGCTCAATGGGCGCGAAAGGAAGATTTTGCTATCATCAAACCAGTAGCACGAAAAGTAGCAACTCAGATATTTCATCATTACAAAGATATTATGGATGAGCCTCGCGGTGTTGGCAAGTTTGCCCCGGAGCACCATATGGCTACCATAAAAGGACAATAGGTAATTTATAATGAAACCCAAGGTTTTAATAACAGGCGCGTCATCGGGTCTTGGTATCCACTTGGCAAAAAAGTTTGAGGAAAGCGGACATCCTGTTTTACGCCACAATGGACACAAACATCATAATCTAGCCCGAGTGCAAGGAGTTAAAAATTTGGCCTTTGAAGCTATTAGCGAGGGGGTCGAGGTATTGGTAAATAACGCTGCCATTGTTTGTCCAAATATTACATTAAATAATTATACAATTGCGCAAATATGTGATATGATAGAAGTGAATCTAAAGGCTCCGATATTGCTTACACATTATCTGCTACCCTACTTGAAAGGGATAATAAATATAAATTCAATGGTCGGTTTGGAGGTTAAACAGCCTCGAACTTTATATTCTGCAACAAAGTGGGGGCTGCGAGGTTTTTCTAATAGTTTAAAAAAAGAAAACCCTTCGTTGTCTATCATGGACGTTTACCCCACTAATATAAAAACAACGCCCGATAGAGAGAATGCAATGGATGTTGATATGGTAGTTAATGAGATCTACAAAGCATATAGTCTAAATGAATCCGAATTGATACTGGATGGGAGACTTCAATGAAAAAGATGTTAATATGCGGCGCCAATGGTTTTATTGGGCGAAACTTGGTGGGGCATTTTGCGTCCACCTATAACATAAGAGCGGTTGATCAAATTCGCACCAACTGTCACCCTGGTGACTGTCCTGAAAATGTGGAGTGGATAGTCACCGATTTGCGAAATGCGAGCGAGGTCGCCCGAGTCATCGACGGAGTGGATGTCATCCTTCATTACGCAGCAACTACCACAGGCGCCGCCGACATTGTATCTAAACCTTATATTCACGTAACTGATAATGCAGTTATGACCTCTCTACTTTTGCGAGAGGCTTTCGAGCAAGGGATAGAACATTTTATAATGCCCAGTTGTACAATCATGTATCAATCGAGCGATTCCCCAGTAAGAGAAGCCGACTTCGACGAGTCTACTGGCATACTTCCGAAGTATTTTGGTGCTGGAAACACAAAAGTTTATTTGGAAAAGATGTGTGAGTTTTTCGCAGGTTTTGGAAGAACCAAGCACACAGTGCTTCGACAGTCTAACATTTATGGCCCTCACGATAAGTATGATTTAAAAAAGGGTCACGTTTTTGGCGCCACAGTGGTAAAAGTGATGGAAGCGGAGAAAGAGGTAATTGTATGGGGCACAGGAGAAGAAGAGCGCGATTTGCTCCACGTTAATGATTTGGTTACGTGTGTAGAAGCCGCTCTTGAGAAACAAGAAACCCCGTATGAACTAGTAAATGTTGGCCTAGGGGAGTCGATATCTATTTCAAATCTTGTACAATCGATTGTTACAGCATCGGGGAAGAATTTGCAAATAAAATATGACGAAACCAAACCAACTATTAAAACTAAATTAGCAGTGGACATCACGAAGGCAAAAGAGGTGTTGAAATGGCACCCTCAAATTTCTTTAGATAGTGGTATTAAAAATACATTATCTTGGTATAAGGAGAATATTAAATGACCGAACTCAAGACTCACATGGACAGCTTCACTCTTACTGAAGAACAGCTAAACTCTTATAATGAAAACGGGTACTTACTAATTCCGGGAGTGTGGAATAAAGATGAAGTAGACATTATCCGCCAAGATTTAGACCATTATGCCCGCGATAATATTACTGTACGACTGGATATGCATCATCATGCCAGCATCAAGCAGGCGCATAGAGGTAAAAAGATGTGTGATATAGGGGACGCCATTTGCGGTGGCCGCGCTATTCCACTCGCAACCACCACATTTTTTTGCAAACCTAACAATGAGAAGGAGTTGGGATCGATATGGCATCAAGATAATTTCGCTCCTATGGCCCCCAACGGGAACCATTATTTGAATTTGGCCTTGGTGGTCGACGACGCCGATTCCACAAATGGATCTCTTATTGTTATTCCTGGTAGTCATAGGTTGGGAATGCTGGCCTTTGCCCCCTCCCCAAACTTTTCAGCCGACGCAGATGGAAACCGATATCAGATTGCCCCGATCGGAGACGCTTACAAACTGAGCGATTATACGGATTCCGACGGAAACCCCCTGTCGGACGATCTTCCAACCCTTCAGCTTGAGTATAAGGCCGGAGACGTACTTGTGGTTAACGGCCTTTTGTTGCATAAAGCCGATAGAAACACTCACCCGACGCGCTGGCGAAGGACAATTTATAGTGTCTATATTAGAGAAGGTGAGCCCTTTTGGCCCGGCTGGACGGCCAAAAGAGAGTTGTTAGGCCGTTATGATTCGAAGGATTTTGCTTAATGACTAGCGCCTTTATAACAGGAATTACGGGGATGGTTGGTTCACATTTGTCCGACTTTCTTCTGGAAAACACTGATTGGCACGTTTATGGTTTTTGTAGATGGAATGATGATTTTTCAAACATCAAACATCTTTTTGATCGCATAAACAATCATGACCGCATACACCTAACCTACGGAGATCTAAACGATTACGCCTCGGTCCTGCACGCACTCAAAGACGCTAATCCCGATTATATTTTTCATTTAGCCGCGCAAAGCTATCCCAAAACCAGCTTCTCAGCCCCGCTTGAAACCCTACAAACTAATATTATCGGCACAGCCAATCTATTGGAATCTATCAGAACTTTAGGTATCGACCCAGTGGCGCACGTGTGTGCCTCCTCTGAAGTCTTTGGAAGGGTTCCTCAAGATAAGCTTCCCATCGATGAGGATTGCACATTTCACCCTGCATCTCCTTATGCTATATCAAAAGTAGGAACGGATCTCCTAGGGCGTTATTATGGAGAGGCTTACGGAATTAAAGCGATTACCACGCGAATGTTCACCCATACGGGTCCACGCCGCGGCGACGTTTTTGCGGAGTCCAGCTTTGCTAAACAAATCGCCATGATAGAAAAGGGCCTTTTGCCCCCAGTTATAAAGGTAGGAAATTTAGATTCTTTGCGAACTTGGGCAGATGTCCGGGACGCCGTAAGAGCATATTATATGCTTGTTACAATTAACCCCACAGCGGGTGAGTATTATAATATCGGAGGTCAATATACGTGCTCGGTACGAGATATGTTAAATTTTCTTATTTCCCAAGCCAATATTGAGGAAATAAAAGTAGAAGTGGATCCGTCTCGCCTGAGACCGATAGATGCTGACTTGCAGGTACCAGATACGTCTAAGTTTAAACATCATACAGGATGGGAACCGCAGATCTCTTTTGAAAAGACTATGATTGATTTGTTAAACTATTGGAGAAAAAGGGTAGAAAACGAAAATCATTTTATGTCTCGATGACTTGTGTCAAATTGAGTAATATATGAAAATTTTAGTAATCGGTGAAACATGCAAAGATGTCTTTTGTTACGGGAAGAGCGAACGCCTTGCTCCCGAAGCTCCCGCACCAGTTTTTGTACCTTTTAATACTGTCACCAACCCGGGCATGGCCATGAACGTTCAGCAAAATATACTTTCGCTCGGATGCGACTGCGATATCGTTACCAATAAGAACTGGGAAAAAATTATTAAAACACGCTATATTCATAAAATCACTAATCAAATGTTCTTAAGAATTGACGAAAATGATGATAGTATAGAAAGATGTGATGTAAAGGATTTGCCCTTAAAAGATTACGATATGGTGATTGTTTCTGATTACTGTAAAGGATTTTTAGCACAAGAAGATATTCGTTGGATCGGAGAGAATCACGAGTGTGTATTCTTGGACACTAAAAAACAGTTGGGGCCCTGGTGCGATACCGTTACCTATATTAAAATAAACAATGGAGAATACCAAAGATCCGAAGATTATTTAACAGATACCATCCGCTCGAAATTAATCGTTACACTGGGAGAAAAAGGTTGCAGACACTTGGGAAAAGTTTATCCCGTTAATTCAGTAGAAATTAAGGATGTCTCAGGGGCGGGCGACACCTTCATCGCTGGCCTAGCAGTAGAATACCTTCAGACCACAGATATAGAGAAAGCAATCACCTTTGCAAATAGTTGTGCCACAAATGTGGTTCAGCGAAGAGGCGTCAACACTCTATGAAAACAATTTTTACTAATGGGTGCTTTGACATTCTTCATCGAGGCCATGTTGAACTTTTAAGACATTGCAAGTCACTCGGCCGAGTCGTCGTAGGGCTTAATAGTGACAGCAGCGTGCGCAAGCTAAAAGGAAAAAACCGCCCCTTCTTCCCTCAAGAGGATAGAGAATACATGCTTCGATCTTGCAAATACGTTGATGACGTGATTGTGTTTTCCGAAGATACACCATACGCCTTGATTAAAGAACTGCAGCCCGACTTAATTGTCAAAGGCGGCGATTATAAGCCCCACGAAGTGGTTGGAAATGACATCGCGGATGTGCAAATCTTCAACTATATCACGGGGTTTTCCACCACCTCTATTTTAGAAAATCAAAAAAGAAGCCCCTCAAAGTTCGAAGGCACCGGTGAAACCTATGTTTTTGATATTGATGGAACTTTGTGCTCTTTAACAGACGGAAATTATGAAAACGCGTCGCCACATAAAGCGCGCATAAAAAAAGTTAATCGCTTATATGATGAAGGTCATACAATAATACTATTTACTGCTCGCGGAATGGGGCGCACAGCCAATCAATCCAAAGAAGCCATTCGCATGTTTTTTGATATGACCTTGCAACAGGTCGACTCATGGGGCATCAAACACCACCGATTGATCCTAGGCAAACCAGCCGGAGATCATTACATCGACGACAAGGGAATAAACCATGAAGACTTCTTTAGAAACTAAGTTAGTTCCCAAGGGCTGGGGCTTTGAAAAGTGGATCGTCAACTGTGAAGAATATTGCGGAAAGCTGCTATATTTTGTGAAGGGTCGACGATGCTCGTGGCATCACCACAAGCTCAAAGACGAGGTATTTTACATTCAGTCTGGAAAGCTTGTAGTTAAATATTCCGACGATGATGACCTTGCAGAAGCTAATGAGCTTATATTGGAAAAAGGCGACAGTTTCCATGTTTACCGCGGTTTACGCCACCAAATGGTCGCACTAGAAGACACTGAGTTATTCGAATTTTCTACTCAACATTTTGATTCGGATAGCTATAGAATTATAAAAGGAGATTAAAATGAGTGAAATGAATTTATCAAAACAAGCGATTGGGGCCATCATGATGGCACTACAAAAGAGCCTAATGGAACAAACAGACATTGTACCAGTTTTTGAGGGCTTTAGAGTTAAACTTTCGGACGAAGGTTTGGTGGTTCTAAACCCACCTTTGGTTAAATATAATGAGGAAGTAGTGGATTTTGAGGATGAGACGGAAGAAGGGGAATCGACACAACAGAATGCAACATCTGAGAGCGCTTAAATGCCTATTTATCTCTATGAGTGCGCTACTTGTGAAGAAGTCTTCAAAGTGCGACATGGTATGTCCGAAACCTGTGAATGTTGCACTTTATGCGGTTCGAATACCATAGAGAGAAAGGTCTCCACCTTCACCAATCTTTCAAAACAAAAGCATGCCGCAGCAAAGGTAGGGGACGTAACCAAAGAGTTCATTGAGAACTCCAAAGATGATTTGAAGACTCAAATCGAGGAGCTTAAGGAAAAAAGATGATTATAGATGTTACTGCAATATTGCTTGTCGTGTCGGGACTGTTGAATTTTGTACTTATGTGGTACATTATACAACTTCTCAAGCGCTTCCTTCATTTCCAAGACCAGCTAGATGGCTTTATGGATAAAATCCAAGAATACGCTGAGCATGTTGATATCGTATATAATATGGAGAACTTTTTGGGAGATCCCACACTCGGAAATCTTTTAGAGCATTCTAAGGGTATCGCCGCCGAATGCGACAGCTTCAAGGAGTTTTATTTGACTGAAACCGATGAGATTCAAGAAGAAGAACCAGAGGAAGAAACAAATTATGGCGAGTAACCGCAAAAATTATTATTTCACACAAGATCATGAAGACGCGATTGTGGGATACTGTAACACTGAAGATTCGAAAATTAGAAATGACCTATATAAAGAGTTTATAGGCCCCGTCTTTGACGAGATGGTAGATAAAATTGTTTTCACTTATAAGTTCAACACTTTACCCAATTGTGACGCCCTGCGAGATGACTGTAAAAACTGGCTCATTACAATTTTAAATAAATATGACCCCAACAAGGGTTCCAAAGCTTTTACATATTTTAGCGTGGTTACGAAAAACTGGTTTATCGCCCAGGTTAAAAAAACGAGTAAAAAGGCACGCAAAGAGATTTTGCTGGAAGACTTCTATATCGATAAAAGATCAGGAGACGAAAAAACAGATCCGTCCTTGGTCGAACAAAATACAATCATTGAAGACAGCATTAAATTAGAATTTTTTTTGAATCTAAAGAAGGAAATCGACTCATGGCACACGCTTCCCCTAAAGCCCAATGAAAAGAAAACAGTACAGGCAATTCAAGTGCTTTTTGATGACGCTGAAAAAATAGAAATTTTCAATAAAAAGGCTATTTATCTATACATACGCGAGATCACCGGCTTGAATACCAAACAAGTTGTAAGTTCTTTGAATCGTATAAGAAAAAGGTATAGAGAGTTTAAAAAGGGATGGGACGAGATATAAAAGATCTAGAAGAATATGTGGGTGAAGCGATTTCCAATATTCGCAACGACCGCGCAATTACTTCCGCGCTCTTGACGGATTTATTCCAAGAGCTAAAGAAAAATAACGATATTGAAACCCACAAAAACTTGGGGCTTATTGCCTCGAAATATGTGGAGACCCTTCAGCGCTCGAACGAGCAGCTTGTCAAGCTCACCTCTATAATTAATAAAAATCGATCAGAACCAGCTTCATTAGGCGAGACCGATAAAGAAAAACTTCTCGATATGATTCAGGGAGATAAGAAGTAATGGCCAAGGAATTAGAAAGCATATATAATCAGACGGTGAACAACAATATAGCGAAATTCCAGTCGGAGCGCATTCTTTTTGATCCCAAACTGGAGGGTTCGATAAATCAACTTCGCAAGGCGATGATTGACACTTTTGAACCCAACAAATTAAAGTCACAGACTAAGTACACGGCCATCGTATTGGCACAGCTTCCCTCAATCAAGGTTGAGGATAAAACGTCGGTGCGAGTATTAGCCCGAATACCTGAGTTGCATGCCCTTCTGCCGCTACCAGAATCGCCGCGCGACTTTGCACGTATGATGTCGTACCCTGCATTTACGTCTGAGGACGACGTGCTTAAAGACCCTCTTACCCACACGGCGCTAGATTCTATCCCGGCCGGTTCCGAGGTGGAGGTGTCCTTCGGCGATAGTGCCAATTTTTCAGCGCCCAAATTAATACGTATAATAAGTCTTCTTACTCCCAGTCCCGCGGGCACCGACAACCCGGATAATCCTCATGACGATCCGGATGTTAGCAAAGCGGCTAATGACGGGGAGGGTCCCCGCGCTCCTACTTCAGCCGGCTGGGGCGCCCCAGAGTTAGATCCTGCGCCGTCAGCGGAAGAGAAAGCCAAAGCGGCCGCCAAAGCAAAGAGAGAGGCAGCATCAACCCCCAAAGAAAAGCCCCACCCAACAGTTGCGGAGATAACAACGCACGAAATCCCGGAAGTTTTAGCTTCGTGGATAACGAAAGAGAAGAGGTTCGGAAGTTCTAAAAGACGAAGGAACATTGATCTTATCATTATTCATGATTCTTGCACGTCCACAGCAGAGGGAATGGTGAGGGTGTTGAACAACAGAGGATTAGGAACGCATCTCAGCATAAGCGCCAATGGGAATGTGAAACAATATGTTTCTATAGATCGTCAAACCTGGCATGCTGGGAACTGGAATCCGCGCTCAATCGGCATAGATATGGCCGTACGGTGCCAATGGACGAAGACCTCCTATAAACCAGGAATGAAAAAGGCACCCTCAATGCCAAAAAAGAGCGACGGATTGAGGGACCCCAAAAACCAGCGCGTTGCGTTTTTTCCCTTTGGCTGGGGCAAACAACTGGTTATCCCCAACGCCATAGCCATGAAAGCTGCATACAACACCGTCAAGGCCATCCGAAAAGCCAAGCCAAATATTCCCCTAAAGTTTCCAGGTGTCAGAAGTGGAGGGATGTATTTTGGCAAAGCGCCCGCGAATTCTACCGGCATTGTGGCTCACGGCCAACTTGCCGCTAAATCTGATGGCCGCGTAACGGTATATTATCTGTGGCTGCGCATGGTGAAAGGGTTGTCCCACGCCGCAGCCTATAATCGCGTGCTGGACAATATGAATCAATTAGCCGCCAAATGGGTTTCTACCGGTAAATACCCGAGCCGCACGATACCGAGTGGTCCAATCCTCTTGGGTCTTGCATCGACGGGTCCAAAGCCGGGCCACGGCGTATTTCTGTAGGATTAATCCATTATGACTTTAATATTAGACTGCGAAGCAGAAAAAGTAGGACAGAATAATTTAAATATAATTTTTAATATTAATCATGACCTTGCATCGCAGGAGAAGAAGTACTTCCTTCTTCCCAACGACCGCGCAGCTTTTGTTAACTTGCTCGACGAGATCTACAACCGCGAAGAAGATATCATACCTTCAAGATTTAGCGGTGCCGCCGGCAAGAAAGAATTCAAAAAAGAGTTCCTGGATTATACGCTGAGTCTGAATTATCGCTTGGCGAACGTTGAGGAAATCAACACACAATATGATTCTATATTTAAATATGACACCGCGGCCATCGCCGACATAATCCAACAACAGGAAGAAGATTTTAAGGCTTTTGCGGCCCAAAGAAGGGCCGCGGCCCAACAACGGCTGGAAGAATACAATGAGCGCTTCGTAAAATTGCCCGCCGACGCGGCGGACGAGGATATAAGCACCGCCGTCAGCGATCCCGGAGCGAGCAGTTTCAACCCCGCCGCGCAGGCCCGTTCCTCGACAAAGCCTAGTGATAAGAAAAACCGCGCGGTACAAGAAAAAAATCTAACGGAGCGTCAAAAAGCCCAAATTGGGGGTCTCCCATCCGATGTTTCTTCCAAATTCGACGGAATCAACGGGGACCGCTTAATCGAAAAAGTTCCTGTGCCCATGCTCTACCCTGGAGACAAATTGGTATCCGGAGAGGCAAACGCCGGCCTACAAGTAAGTCGCGACGAAATATATCGCTTTAAAGGTCACACCAGTTGCGGTTCATGTTATCTCTATGCCGGCAAAAGCACGGATGCCGGAACCGAAGAAGCCGGCGAACCAGCCGGAGATGATATTGTTTTACGGACCCCTAACAACTTGAAAGAAGATGCTGCATACGTTTATCTATCTCAGAAGTCAGATTCAAAAACACTGCTCGGCGTTACCGGTGGCACTTATAAAAAGGTTGCCGGCAAACGCCGACCCCAATCTTTAGCAGCTATCAAAGCCGATGACGTTGTTTTGATGTCTCGCGAATCCGGTATCCGCTTGATCACCGGAACAAACTCTACAAATTCTAGAGGAGGTGATATTGCTGCGCACTACGGCATCGATTTAATCGCCGGCAATAACGACAGAGACTTGCAGCCGCTCGTAAAGGGCTATAATTTGCTGCAATATTTAAAATCCCTCTCCAAGGTCGTCGACAATCTCTCGTCTGTGGTATATCAGCATATTACTGCGCAAGGAGTGTTTAATGGGCAAATGGCCATGCACCGCCATTATGATCCTTTTACAATTTTGCTCGGCACGATGGGCACTGGCAACCCAACGGCCGTCTTGGGCGGTCAAAACCTACCGTCTCAAGGCGGGATGATGGGCGGCGCCAAAGTTCTTCTAGAGGGTCTACAGCAAATGCAAGGCGCAATAAGCCAAACTTTTAATAGAATTAATAATGATTTCAACGCACTAGAGAAGATCGGAGCCTACAGCATTCTTAGCGAGAAGAATAGAACCAATTAATTCGAAGGAATAAAAAATGAAACCTCCTGTAATAAAAATGTATGCAGCCAGCCGCGAGCCCAAATTTGAGGCTTTCGCGGTGTTTGCGCAGAACAATCGGTTCCACAATTTTCCTTTTTATAAGCAACTTTGGCGATCCGAGTATGACGTAGGATACACCGAGGGCAAAGGCTGGTCAGGAGGGCTTAAAAAGCCGACTCCCTTCATTATGTTGGGAGTCCTTGAATTTGATCAAAAAGATTATGATAAAGCATCAAAAATTGACACGAGCCCGACAGAAGGGGAATATGGCCGTATCGAAATGGTGTTGGAAAAATTCATTCTTGATTTGATCGATGGCAACTATTTGAAAGCCAAATCTAAAAAGAAACTCACAACCGCCGCATTCAACGACCTTAAAGCGGCCTCCAGCATACTAAATCTTCAAAAGATTGCGCCGGTTCACCCCGGCATCACGCCTTCTGATATCATGTACGAAGTGTCTATTTTACCAGCCGTTTTCATGAGATATTGGAATAAGAAAGCGCTGCTTGAGAACAACCCTTCCGACGCTGGTCAATATGCAGAGGCTGCCACCAACCAGAAAAAACAAGAAAAGATTCAGAAAGCCGCGAAGGACGATCCGCGGACAAATACGGTAAAACAGAAAAAGACGATACAAAGCACAGCGCCCCCCCAAACCGTAACAATGAAAAAGGAAAGTTCAAGAAAAATATCTAAGAAAGTCGGCAAAGAGGTCTATGACTACTATTCGGTTAATTACTCTCTTCAAGGGTTAAAAGCATACGCAGATCTCGCGACTAAAGTTCTCACCGACTTGGATAATAGAATAAGGGCTTATGGTATAAAGCTTGAAAAGCCCCTTAACTTGCAACTTCAAATTGACCGATTAGTCGCATTACAAACGGATATTGGGACGGTTGTGAGAAACGCGCTCCCAGCAGGTGCCAGCGGGAAGCCAAAGATCCCTCCCTCAACAATGATAAACTTTAAATTCGACATGAGCTTCAGTTTAACTGATCTAAAAGTAGGCAGCCATCGACATCCAGGCGCCCCCATCGCAGTGTTTGAGCCCAAAGATTCGAAGAAAACATGGGAATGGCAACGCCTTTCCGCCGGCGCCTGGAAATCAGAGGAGGAATTTGCACAATCCTTGCGACAGGACTCTCTCGTCAACCATCGGCTTTTCCTCAACCCAACCACCAACGCGCTGATTGTACATTTAAAAGAAATTTTTGCAAAATACACTGTCACGGCGAATTCTCCTTTTAAAAAGCCGGAAGATTGCGAAAAGTTTCTTCGGAAATATATCTATCCGATGCCTTATTTTACTCACTCCGCGGTAACCAAAACGATAATTGAAGAGTTTCTTATTGGGGATGTGCGGCTTTTGGATGATGATTTTTATAAAAAGACGCGCCCCTCGAAGGCTAGCATAAACGAGATGGCGAAACAAAATGCCCGGGCAGAAGTCGCCACGCAATATGAGAAAATTGGCGATGTCCTTGGCGACAATTTTATGATGGGGAAATTTGAGAATATTGATGACATCGATGATCTTTATAAGTCGGTGCTAAATCATATTTCGATCCCACACTTGATAAAAATGTCGGCGCAATGCCTCATGCAGCTTTTGGGCATTGATGAACTTAAGAGGCAATTTTGCCGCAGCGCCATTATGAAGTATCGGTCTTATCAGGATGAAATTGTCGACGCTGTCGCAAAACAGGGCCCGCAGGGCCAAGCGATAGCAGCGAAATTATCTGCTGCCATGGAAACTTTGGATAAAGGGCTGCAAGATGGCGTCGCTAGCGCAGCAGCTTGGGGCGCGAAGAAAATCGGGGAATCCATCTCTGTCGGTAATCAACTGTCCACATGGCAAAAGAAAGAGAATTTGGAACTTTTTCTTGTAGACTTGAACGAACAATGGGCCGCGAAAAGGGCACAAGCCGCGCGTCAAGACAAACCAGCCGACGACTCTTTTGTCAGCCCAAATTTGGATAATAAAATTGCGCGCAAGGCAAAACGCGTGCAAGCGCTCGAAGCTCGAATCACCGAGCAGCAGGAACGAGAGAAATTACTGGGTAAAAATAAAGTGCCACCCAACGAGCGCCATCTCTTAGAGACCTACCAAGCAGAACTTTCTGAGTTAACAGGGGAGATTGACGAATTAGAAGAAGCGTCAGGCGCAATTCAGAAACAAGTCGACGCCTATGAATTCCTCATCAACACGTTCATCCCCATTTTGGCCACAGTGAATCCCTTTTCTGAAGCACCGCCCGGTGTTGCGCTGAGCCAAACCAACGAAGTCGGCGCAATCGAACGTTTTCTAAAATTAGGCGACGGTGGCGCATCATCCCATCGCGCAATTACAACTTTCGGACCAGAAGTGCTCACAAAATACAACGACGCAAAAAAGACACTGGGATTGACGGGCTACTGGACCGGTCTGAAAAAGAAAGAGCGGCAGAAGCATTTCCAAAACGATTTGCGCCCTCTTTGCGGTCTAATTTTGGCGCATATTGAAAAGATCGACACAGGTGCCATGGCCACCTTTAAGAAAAGCTTTGAAATGAAGGGCGGCAAACAAGCGGCAGAGGGGGTCTTGGACGATCTCTTTAACGATCCGGACGACGGCCTTTTGATCTGCGCAGCGATTTTTGCTATTGTACCCGCCGCGCTTTATGCACTCTATTACTTAATCTCTAATGCAGAGGAAGTTGCCAAAAAGATCGGAGAAGATGCCGAAAAGGTTGCGGAAGCGGCAGAGCGCAGGGTGGAGATGTTCTTGCAGACTGATTTCCCTGTTCTGGATATCCTGGAGGGGTTCAAAGAAGCGCTTTATGACTTGGCCATGAATTTGGTTCGAGATCTGATCGTAAATGGCATCATGTATATTATGAGAAGTTTAATGTCAGCGTGTTCAGATTCAGAAAAAGCCAATGCACCTGAAACTCCCCTCGGAAAAATAGATCTTAGCGAGTTTATGAACGCTAGCGCCCGCTCCGGCAGCGTTAAAAACAGCAAAGGGTTCATTGAGATCTCCGCCGCCACAAAGTTAACCTTGGCAGAATACAAGAAATTATTGGCTGATATCTCGGCTGCTTTTACCATTAACGAAATGGTGGCATTGCTGCGTCAAACGGGCTCCAACCGCCTCCATTATAAATTGTTGGATTTGTTGAAATCTTTGCAATACCTTCAAGGCACGCAGTTTTATGAATACTATGTTAACGAGAACGGTGTATATGCTTTTGTTGAGATGCTTGCCAAAGACATCGATCCCGCTCTGCTCATTGCAGCTAGAAACGCATACGATAGGCAGAGAAAAATAATTTTAAACCTCTGCGGGGCAACAAACGAAGACATCAAGAAGTTAGAGTTGTCGAAATACATGACCCCAGAAGAGCTTATGAAAGCCATGTCGGATGCAGACGCAAACCGCAGAAGCCTGTTAAATCAAGCACTTAACAACGTTGGGGACATTTTGGGCGGTCCAATGACGCCCACTCAGACTTGTTCCGATGATGATAACGACGAAAGCAAACCGTCTATTGATCCATACCATGAATCCCAAAAGTTTGCCAGCGCCCAGGCGGCCAACGCTATTTTTGGGAACTTGGAGAATGTTTTTGAGATAGAAATAAGTCGCATCAAAGATATATATAGAGACTTATATGGGTTTATCGGGGAACAAGGTGGGATATCCGTGGTGCCCCCATATAACGCGAATAGGATTGCCGGCCCGGACTCGGATGACGATGAAATCGAGGCGATGCGCATCGCGCTTTTGCCTACCGCAGAGCGCAGAAATTCAGGCATTGCAGCCTCAAGGCTTCAAAGTGCTATTATTTCTATGCTTAACCCTGAAGATGCGGCAGCAAAAACAGCCTTTTTTACGGCGTCTCCCGACGGCAAACGCATCATGTTCAGTTTTGACCCTAGCGCGCTTCCTGATGGCATGGATATCGATAGACGCATTCAGTTTTTCTACGCGAATACACCCTTCCCTGCGATTGCGCCGCTGTTGCAGACGACCCTGACGATGCAAGTCGGCTCATATGTGTTTCAAGACCCACAGGTCAGCCAATTCCAATATCTGTTGGATTCGGAGACGGGCTGGGATGACGAAGAGGCGCAAAAATGGGGCTTCGCTATAGCAGCCTCAGTACACCAGATTTGGTACGGCAAAAATTTCGTGCTGATGGGCATCGCGGACCAGGACAGCAGCTGCGTTAGGCGCTGGGAGAATGCAAAACTCATTGTCGACGCCTCTTCTGTTCCTGGCTCCCCCCCTTCTGATACCGAAAAGATTCGAAAAGCGATGCATATGCACTTGGACCCCAAAAAGCAGGTGGAGGCCCTCAACCAGTCGACACAGACGTATTATAACGTCACCGTAGACGTCCCGCTGGATGAGTATGTTCCGACGGCCACGCAGATAAGCGACTTTCAGGAATCACTGCCCACATTGCAAACAGAATATAAACAAAAATTCGCAGCATGCGCAAACAAGCTTGCGGTAAACCCAGCATCCAAATGGGGCAGCGTTCTCTACCCCGAGGACTCCACCGCGGTGACGGGCATTACCTACGAGGATTGGCCGGTCATGCTGGAGATTTATGATCAGGTCAAAGCCTGGATAAACACCGGCCCTCTAGATATAGAATATTTTGAGGGCATGGGCTCACCATACAGCGACACTCTGTGGGAGGCCATACGAAGGAAGAAAATTAAAGAAGAGCGCTGGGCAAAAATGAACGCTGTCTGCCTCTACCTTCACAATCAATCGGAATCTTGGCTTCCCGGCGCGCCATCCAAAGCGGAGGTTGCAGCAGAAGCTGCCGCCGAATCCGCCGCCGCGCTAGCGGAAGACGCTGTTGCGGAGTTGGATCTTTACTTCCCAGAGTCGAATCAGGCGAATTTGGTTTTATCTGTTCTAGGCGCCGAGGGCTCGTCTGTGTATACATACGCCACAGAAAAACCGCCTGTTCTTGAACATTTCCAGAGCAAATATGTTTCAGGCTCGTTTTATGCGGGACGTCGTATGAGTGACTCAACCAACACACATTCAATAAATTTGGAAAAGTTTGTTCGAGACAATGATCTTTATATGTCAGCATTAAATGACATGTTTCATGACTTGTTGACTTCAACGTCCCGGAACGGTTTATTTTTAGATGTGCGTCAACAGCAGGGGCAGCCCATCAACCTCAATCTTCAAATATTTGAGAAATTGAGGCTAACAAAGGCAATTCCACAAACCGCCGCAGGGGAATGTTTCCTCGGGTTTTTCAATCACAAGGTGCTAAACGCCCAGGTTCAAAATTTGACTGATGCGCTCAAGTGCGTCAACCCAATGGCGGTCCAGAAAAACGCAACCAATCTTGCCTATATTAAAATTGCATTGGATTGCGTGGTGCGCTCCATCGTCGTTAAAGAGGTAATGAAAAGTCTTTTTATCTTTGGCTTTNCCAACACAGAGGGTCAATACGCCACCGAGATGGCCAAATCCGTAGCAGGCTCGCCGTTAAAACGTCAGGCCTTCTTTGATGTCTATCTTTTTGAAGAAATTGAGAGAGCCTTGCAAAGACAGTTTAAAACAGTTGCCGGCAGCGGTATTGACGACTTTTATACTGAAATTATGGAAGAGTTCATTCGCGACATTTCCCGTATTGTCTATATGGACGAAACGATGAGCACTCGAACGGCCTTGGACATTCTCATTCATGAGCAGGTGCAGTATGTGAAAAATATGCTTTTCAAAGGCATGCCTGAAGAACTTGACAACACTCCCGGATATTTTGATAGACGATTGGTTCAGCAGGTGGCAATCACAGACCCGGGTACCAAAGCAGGGACAACCGCGAACGAGACTCATTTGAAGTTGTTGGATGTGATTGAAAAATCCGACCAATTAAAGGTTTTGCAAAACGAACAATTAACCTCTTATCTCAACGGAATGGGAGACGCATGGGAAATCGATCTCACGGTGCCCTTGGAAGATGGCCATGGCGGAGCGTACGCTCTCCACACCGGCACAAAGAGCCCATATGCCGAAGAATTAGGCAGCTTCGAGCTGNAAGCGAGTGAGCTGCTCGACACCGTGCTGGATGAAGGCGCGTTTGGGGGCCTTTGGGCCGACATCGGCGACGCCATGGAAGCCGTCGCCGACAGCACCTCGAAAGATCTCACGGAGGAGGGCGGGGTAGGCCTTTCGGCATGGCACCACGAAGAAACGATGCTCTTTTTTGACCTGATAGATGAGACCGCCGGTCAGACCAAAACGTCCAATCAATTTACATTCCAAAGACGCCATCATGAACCCATGCGCAATTTCTCAGCAAATCCCCCCACTGCAATAAAAACCAATGATCTAGAAAAGGCGTTGGGCGGAGTCAATTCGGGCTTTGTAACCGAGAAGCTTGTAGAATTGAATTATAGGCAAAACTTTTTCACCAAGTTGACGGAAAAGCAGAGAAACCTGTTACGTAACGAATTCGCAATGTGGGAAAGCGCAGCCGTCTCGAACCAAGCGCTGCCGCGCAAACAAGTGGCAAACTTTCTTAATGAAACGAAGCTAATACTGCTTTTCCCTCAGATTAGGCCTCTTTTGCATAAAGATTATACGTTAATCGAAACCAATGGCAGCATCGAGTCGGACAGGCATTATTATACCCCACTAGGGTCTGCATGGAACTATGCCCAGGGAGGACTGGCGGGAGGACGATGGGAGAACGCGTTTGAGCCGCTCCGCGAACATTCATTGTTTTGGAAAGTGTTCCGGTATAATTTTGACCCTGATTTCACGGACGACGACAAGGTAGCTCTTATGAAACAATACCCTGAGATGGAATGGGCGATGACGGGCAAGATTTATATTAATGATTTCGAGACCATGGTGAGTCAATTTCTTTACCCATGGAGAGCGGGGAAGGGAGTGGACGCCGCTGGAGTGGCCCACGCTCCGGACTTGTTTAGAACCCATTCAACGGCCTGGAAGTTCCGCGACGCTTATGCAAATGGGTTTACGCTAAGCGATATTGGCAGCTTGCTGCCGCGCAAACAGGACATTGTCGGCGCCGTCGGGATGGGCACCAACATTCTCGACCCCAGCTTCGCTGCAGCTAACGCCAACTCCGAGACCCAGGCGCTCTACACCCTTTTATTCCAGCAGTATGGAGACGAAGCGCTACATTCCGCGCAGACGGACAAGGACCGCTCCTGGTGGAAATATCTTTCAGACGAAGAGAAAAATAAAATCGAATCAATACCGGGGCTTGAACACCACACCCGGGTGAACTTTTTTACATGGTTTTTATCTCAACCGGTAAATGATATTTTGGAGATTAAGTTCACTACAAGAGTTGCTCAATACGTATCCGAAATTGATCGACCCGACATCCGAGATAATTTTGATGCATCCGCTCTTGGCGCGGATCTCGCCGGTGCAGTCGACGAAAAATCCTCAGCCGAATTGGCCATGTTCCTTTTGCGCGAAAAGACAGGAAAGGTCGACCTTATCGATTCCCGGACCACAATTGACGGCGGAAAACCGCACCGCTATGTGACGTTTCCAGTCTACACAGTGCAAACCCAAATAGCGCCCGACTTTCAGTCCAACTGGTTTGATTTTGCTTATAAAATTTATAAGAAAAATACACAGAGCGCCCAAGAGACCTACAAGCATCCCACATGGAATGATTTCTTTTCCGAGGCTAAAATGAAATCTATCGGCATCGAAAAGACCGACTACGAAGACTTTAAAAACATCTATGACACCTATTCAGCCGCCAATTACAAAGAAAATCCCCGCGGTGACGTGTCATTCGAATGGCCATGGCTGTTCGGAGTGGAATGGAAGTGGCATGATCAACGCAAAGACAACGACGCCACCGGTGTCCATATGGACATATTAAATTCTGTGACCCGAAGAGGGCCTTATGGGTATAGCGATGTGATTCGCAAGTTGGATTGGCCCCGCGGCCGGCAAATTACGCGGTGGGCAGAAAAGACGAAATGGCGCGAAGTAGCGTATTCTAAAACAAGCGGCTGGGGCCCAGCGAAGTCCAGCAGTACTGCGGACTTCCACTTGGCCCCCTCTCACGACGCGGGTGGCCATTATGATGGCGGATACCGCGGTTATCATCGTTTTACGCAATGGTGGTGGAGGCACTGGCTCCATATTGTCGACGAGGGTAAACTCAACAACCTTTGCTTCTTTAATGACGATGTAATCCGGGCATCGGCCAACGGCGCCGCGACTGGATACGACGGCTCAAAATCGGCCAAAAAGGAGGCCATTTTTAAGAATATGAAAACCGCTTATTTAGCTGCGCTAGGTAAAACTCTTTATGGCAAAGAGTCATTCGATTTCCTCAAACCGCATGCAGTGCAGATCATTTCGTATCTGCAGACCCTTAATATTAACGGTTTAAACGGATGGATAGACGAACAGCTAGCGATGATTGAACATGTCGGCGCTCATGGTGTATCCGCGGCCAAAATTGCCCCATGGTATCCCGGTGATGGCGAAGGCAACGAGCCGGGGCAAACGGGCTATAATGGGTACGATTTCACAATCCACCAGCACGTATATGCCAAAGTTGTGCAAGATTTCCTCTATCAATTGTCACTGAACGAGTTCGGCGAAGAGTTGATGAAGGTCGCGCTCCCCGACTTTGCAGACCCCAAAGCTAATTGGGGCTCGGCTGACCTGTGCGCCAAAATACGACCAGGGGCTCAATGGGAAACTTGGAAAGACCTCGACGATGAGGAGGTAACATCGCTCACTGCTTATAATGAATTGCAATATATTAAAAAGAGCGACTGGTCAACCACAGGCACCGGTGGCAACGCTTGGGATGCGAACGTAGGCGGGGGCGCCGACCTCCTGACCTGGAAGTCTAACACTCTAGCAGAGTTTTTTGGGTTCCAGAATGCAGAGGGGACACTGCTTGATGTCCTGGGCAACACCCGCGTTTATCCTTACGAATACAACGCTCCGGCTTTTGACCAAATTGCCGATATTAAAGATGTATTATTTGACAAAAATGAAATTAAAAAAGATATCTATACATTAACTGCTAAGTTTGCGGACAAAAAGGTAGGACCCGAAGAGTTTATGGGCAAAATGATCGAAGGCGCCCCCTGCGAAAAAAGAGAATTCTTTACGAAACTGCTGCAAAGCTTTTTCGTGAAGGAACAGTCAACAATTTTAACGCTCATGTTCCGAATTTTGCTTGAAAAATACTACCCCGCTGTCGAATACAATTTTGATGGCACCACCGCCGCGGCCACAGAAACACTCTTGTCAGCAGTCGCGGTCGCGACCGGAGATTACCAAAGAACCCCCGCCGCGGGGGATGGGTCGCCGGCGTTTAATATTGATCTGGGGGCCATCGGTCTAGGCATACTTAAATCATTTTTAGGTGCCATGGCCAATACTGTTGATCCCTTCTGGAAAACCCCATGGATATGGAAAGGGGGCCCTGGGCCCTTCACTCCCATTGGTGTCGCAGCTAAACTTCTGAACGGCTATAACCCAAACTTTTCTTCAGCACAGGATATGAGAGTGGAGCCGCCGTCGTGCGACCACTTAGTCGCCGGCGAAGCCAAGCAAATCAAGTACGGACCCCTTCTGCTGCCACCCAGCACAGAGACGCCCCCAGAACCGCCGAACGAAACGCCACCGCCAACCGCGGAGGAAACGTAGAGAAAGGCCCAAAATAACAATTACTTAAAATGAAGTGATTTCTAGGCAAGAAACCTAATTATATCTTGAGAGGGAAAGAACATTGGCTTTCGGATTTTCACCAATTATACCATTACAGAGAAGCGAAGAGGACGGCTATTACGCTTTAACGAAAACCATCGCCGCCAATAGCAAGCAAAATTTTAAAAATCTCTTGCTGACCTCTCCCGGTGAAAGGGTCATGATCCCTGAGTTTGGAGTGGGTCTGAGAAACTATTTGTTCAGCAACCAACATGATACGGTGGAGGCAGAGATCTCTTCCAGAATCGAGAATCAGGTCGCAACCTATTTGCCCTATATTGAAGTGAGTAACATTGAGTTTACGCGTCACAATCCTAACTATGCGGCTTCGGAGACACAGTATACTTTAGATTTGGCGATATACTATTCAGTGCCTGCATTCAATTTTTCAGACATATTAGAAGTAACCAAAATACAATTTGCATAGGAAGATTTTTAAACGATGAAAATTAAAAAACCTTTAATAAACTACACCTCTAGAGATTTTGCCTCTATCAAAGAAGATCTTCTCAACTACGCTCAAAAGTATTACCCGGAAACATATCGAGATTTCAATGAATCTTCGTTCGGGTCTTTGATGGTCGACATGGTGTCTTATATTGGTGACATGCTTTCTTTCTATGTTGACTACCAGGCCAACGAGTCGTTTTTGAATACAGCTATCGAAACTGAGAGCGTTATTAAACTTTCCAAAGCATTGGGTTATAAATTTCGCGCTAATGCCGCATCCCATGGAGAGGCGAGCTTTTTTATCTCGCTACCTTCCCAAGCCGACGCCACCGCCCCTGATTGGACATACGCGCCCATTTTAAAACGCGGAACGACTATTAGCACCACGGCTAACCAAATGTTTACCCTAATTAACGACTTAGATTTTAGCGAGTCCACTGATATAGTTGTGGCAGCGGCCAATACTGATGGAACCACTCCTTCTCGATACGCTGTCAAATTAAAGGGTCTCGTAATGTCCGGAGAGCTAATGTCTGAAACATTTGAGGTGGGCAACTATCAAAAGTTTTTGCGCATCGAAATAGAGGACCCCAACTTGACCGAAGTTATATCTGTTTTTGACGCAGACGGAAACAACTACTATGAAGTAGATTATCTCACCCAAGATACAGTGTATGTGCCGGTACTGAACACCAAAGCCAACAAAAAAACAGTAGAAAACATTTTAAAACCCGTAGCAGTGCCACGCCGATTTGTGATGGAGCAGACCTTTTCCAAGACCACCCTCCAATTTGGCTCGGGCACAGATAACAACATCGAACGAGAGCTAGATCCCACAGAGGTGATACTGGATATATTTGGGAAAAATTATATCACCGATAAAGCCTTTGATCCAACAGTTCTTGTCCAAACAGATAAGATGGGTGTCCCCCCCACCAATACAGTTCTAACAGTGCTTTATAGAAGAAATAGCGCTCTTACGGTGAATGTGGGCGTAGGCGCTTTATCCAAAGTGGCGACCCCTCTTTACAAGTTTCTCAACGAGGGCACCCTCACTGGCACAAAAATGGCGACTGTGAGAGCTAGTTTGGAGGTCACCAACGAATCACCAATAACAGGGGATGTTTCGGATATGTCTCTTGATGAGATAAAAATGAGAGGCTATGGGGCATACGGTACGCAGAATCGTGCAGTTACAAAGCAAGATTACGTTAACATGATCTATAATATGCCGTCTAACTTTGGCCAAGTTAAAAAGGCTAAAGTTGAGCGCGACACGGATTCGTTTAACGGAAAGAACCTTAATTTGTATGTAATCTCGACAGATCAGGCAGGACTCCTGACCCAAACAAACTCTACGATTAAACAGAATCTAAAAACTTGGATCAGTAAATATAAAATGCTGGGCGATACCATAGACATCTTAGACGCCAATATCCAAAACATAAAGATTCAATTTAGCGTCATCGCCAATATGAACGTTAACAAATACGATGTCTTGGAAACATGCTTGAGCACGCTCTCTCAATATTTTGGAACTCGGTACCTGGACATTGGGGAACCTTTCCAGATTACAACAGTATATAAATTACTCAACAACATTCCTGCGGTCGCGGATGTAAAAAATGTTATAGTGGAGCCCGTAAGTGGCGGCGCCTATTCGGCTTTTAGCCTTCCCTATAGCCAATTAATAAGCAACGGCGGCCGCTTTTTGTCGGCACCATCAAATGTTATTTTCGAAATTAAGTCTCCCCTTACCGATATTGACGGAGAAGTATTATAATGGCTATAAAAAGATACACAGCAAACCAAGATAACACGATCACAAACGCGTATAAGGCCAATCTTACCACGCGCGGCGTTTCTGGAAATATGGGCCAATCCGACATTTTGGAAGTGTTCCATATTTATGGGCAGGCCGCCTCATCTTCTTCGGAGAACGCCCGAATTCTCGTTCAATTTCCAATTACTGATATTGCCACAGACCGCACAGCGGGCGATGTACCAGCTAGCGGTAGCGTTTCTTTTTATCTGCGGATGTTTAACGCGGAACATTCCCAGCCAACCCCAAAAGATTTTACGCTGACCGCCTCCGCGGTTTCTACGGCTTGGCAGGAAGGTCTTGGTCTTGACATGGAAAACTATTCGGACATTGACGCATCCAACTGGATTACTGCAAGTGACGGCCCCACCGTAAAGTGGTCGACCCAAGGCGGCGACTATTTCACCGATAATTCCTCATCCTTTCAGCAGACGTTTGACACAGGTTTTGAGGATATGGAAATAAATATTACCCCTCTTGTTGAACAATGGCTCGACACTGCAGGCAATATTCTAGGAAGCAAAACCAATAACGGTTTGGGTATTTTCCTCACAGCTAGCCAAGAGGACGCAGAGGTTTCTTATTATACCAAAATGTTCTTTGCGCGAGAATCGCAGTATTTCTTCAAAAGACCCATTATCGAGGCTCGCTGGGACAGCTCTAAGACCGATAATAGAGGAAATTTCTATCTAAGTTCTTCGCTTCTCCCCGCCGCGGACAATCTCATGACCCTATATCTTTACAATATAGTGAAAGGACAACTGACGGATATCCCCGATGTAGGCACCGGGACTATAAATGTAAGCATTTACTCGGGCTCAGCTACAAACACCACACCTTCCGGTTCGCAGTTATTTCTCCCGGTGGGTGGAGGCATCGCGACAACCGGAGATGTTAATGTCACCGGTGGATGGTCTCAAACAGGAATCTACACCGCATCATTTGCATATGCATCTTCGAGCATCACGACGCTTTTTGATCTATGGCACAGTGCTTCGGTAGAATACCACACTGGTTCGGCGATAACTCTTAAAACTTTTGATTCAGAAGATTATAACGCCAATCCAACGTTTGTATCAAATATTACAAATATGAAAAGCTCATATACCCAGCAAGAGAGAAATGCCTTCTTTAGGGTGTATACGCGCAAAAAGAATTGGTCTCCTAATATTTATGTGAAGGCTAGCAAAGCCATCCCCAACTACCTTATCGAAAATGCCTATTATCAAATAGAAAGAGTGTCGGATGAGTTTAAAGTGGCGCCTTTTGGCACCGGTAGTTTAAATCAAACTAAAATGTCTTACGATGCGAGCGGCAGCTATTTTACTTTTGATATGGGGATGTTAGAGACAGATACGGTTTATTCTATTGGTCTCGCTTACAAAATTAATGGCAAATACGCGGAGCAACCGGAAACGTTTAGATTTAGAGTTGAAGAATAAAACATGTCACTTAAAGATTTATTTAATGAGGGGAAGGGCAACAGCGGTGCTGAGCCTCTAACCAAACAAGAGATTGATAGCCAGGTAGAATCATTTGATTATATGCGAGCCGTCAAGGAAAACAACGCGCGTTTTCTACCCCTTGAGCACTTCTCTGAACCAAAATCTTTTGCTCGTTTCGGTTCCGCTGAAAAATACTACGAAGATACGATCACGAGAATATATGATACGTATCCTTATGACGGATCATTAAAAGAAAAGATCCAATGGGAAATTAGTTCCTCCTACCTAGATTTATACATTTTTGAAAATGGGTATCCCCGCACTACTGGCTATGCAACATTCACGACGGCCAGTTTAACTGCCACCGACATGTACAATGGTTACGGCGCCGCCGGAACCTCCTCCTATGAATACATTCTTGTCAAAGGCGGACCCAACGCCGGTACCGGTCTAAAGGTTTACTATGACTATAAACAGGATAAGGCGGTTTATCGGAAAGATGCAAATATATATGATTTAGACAATAATCGTGAAAACAATCTTAAAATTGGCGGCATCGACGGAAACACAGTCGAGTTTTGGCTTTCCAAAGATGCTTTTTCCGCCGCGGCAACCGAAAAAGAGGTAATTCTTGACGTCTTTGTTACGGGTACCCTAAGCAGTTCAGTCGACTATGGACGCTTCCGCATTGAGATGACAGGCGCCGCCACCGGTAGCCCCTTCTTGCTCACCTATATGTCCGGAGCCACGGGTTTTGCAACGCAAAGCATCGGTGACTCCATAACAGCAGCCACTGTCGCAGATGACACGTGGCATCATTATGCTTTTAGGTTAAAGAATACGGGCAGCACGGTTGTCGCAGATCTCTTTATAGATGGCGAACACAACGATAGGATTGTTACCGGTTCGTCCGTTGGCTACGTGAGCGGCGCTCTGTGCGCCACCATCGCTGCATTGGGGCAGTCTCCCTCGGGAAATATTTATCACGATGGACCAGACCGCGGTTATGCTAAGTTATCGGGATCATTGGATGAACTCCGATATTGGAAGACATACAGAAGTTCTGAGAAGCTTCAACGATATTGGTTTGGCCAAGTCGGCGGCGGCACCAATAGCGACCCTGCCAACACCGATCTAGGTGTTTATTATAAGTTTAATGCAGGAATCACGCAAACAGCTTCAATTGATGCGGTGGTGCTTGACTATTCCGGTCGTATCACCAATGGCGCATGGACAGGATATTCCGCTACCTATTCTCGTAACACGGGATCGGCGATTGTTTCTTCATCTGCGAGCCCAACGGAATTCCAGGATCCCATTTTATATTCTTTCCATCCAACCGTTTTGGGCTACAAGAACGAGAAAAAACTGGAAGGGCGCGTCCATGATGATGTAAACGCAAACAAAATGGATTCGTTTGTTCCGCAGTGGATGTTGAGCGAGAACGAAACGGATCCGTCCAATCTAAATAAAAATGAACTATTAAATGCGTTGCAAATTATGGGAAGTTATTTTGACTCAGCAGCGCTTCTTGTTCAAAAACTTCCAGAACTGAAACACGAGAAATACTACGCCGGCGACACAAACCCGCCGCCATTTAATAAGCACTTTATAGAGTCACGGGGCATGATTGCTTCTGACTTGTTCATAAACGCAGATCTCTTGGAGCAATTTGAAAATCGCAGTGATACTTTAAAGTTCGAGGAAACGCTCCAAGAGATTAAAAACACCATTTACCAGAACATTTACAACAATCTCACTTATATTAACAAGGCCAAGGGCACCGAAAAGGCGATGAGAAACCTTTTCCGCTGTTTCGGGCTAGGAGACAATGCCTTAAAATTCAATATTTACGCGAACAACGGAGCCTACAAACTCCAAGACAACACGCGCGAAATAACAAAGGTTACAAATTATATAAATTTCAATAAAACAGGCAGCCAGGATGCGAGCGTCTACCAGTATCGCACCGACTCAAATGCTACTTCCTTCATCTCTGGCACCTCCGATTATGATGGTGACTATGAAGGCTCAGGACTCTCTTTTACCCTAGAGAGCGATATAGTGCTACCCAATCGAGTTTCAATTGGTGAGTATGCGACACTTAAGCGAGGCACAAGCAGTTCTTATGAGAATCTGTATCCTCTCGTCGTTTCTTCTTCTCTCTTCGGTTTACACACCGCTAATGGTACAGAAAATGACCTAACATGGGCAACAAATGACTACGCCAACTTCCAGGTCTTTGCCGTCAAAGACAATAGATTCTCTAGCAACGCTAAATTTGTCTTAACGGGATCCGCCGGCGGCTTCATCACCCCCGAGCTAACCTCCTCGTTTTTTGAGAATGTCTACGACGATGATCTCTGGACATTTGCTGTAACCGTCAAGCCGAACACCTATCCTCAGATTAACGAGCCAGACGGCTCTGAATTGAACGGATACAAGGTCCGATTTTACGGTTCTAATCATATTGGCGATTTAAAGCGGAACGAATTTATATTGACAGCTTCCCTCAGTGTTGAAGAAGGGCGCAAAATTTTAGCTAGTCATAAAAGAGTTTACGCCGGAGCGCATAGAACTAACTTTACAGGCGCTGTGCTGCAGTTCGCAGATACAAAAATAAGCGAAGTTAAAGCATGGTATGCCGATATTGCAACATCCTCTATTGACCAGCACAATATGAAAATTGGCAGCTACGGCCCGGCGTCTCCTTCTAGGAGGGCGTTCCTCTACCAAGACGCAATTAAGGGCACCGATGTATCAGAAATAGAAACGCTTGCTTTGCGCTGGAATTTTGCCTCGGTCACGGGATCGGACGCGTATGGCCAGTTTTCAGTTGAAGATGCCTCCTCTGGAAGCGCCACTGATGATCGTTTTGATTGGTTTAGCGGCCTTGTCAGCCGTCGCCACACAGCTAGCGGCAGCTTTTTTAGCATATCGAGCAGTGCGCCTGTACAGAAGCTGTCTCGCGGCACCCTGCAACAGCAAGTACCAGAAGTTCTTCTGGATTCCAACTTAGTTAATATTGTGGAGAACCAATCAGACGATTTTTATACGCGCAACGCGCGACCGACCACTTATAATCTTTCAATAGAGAAAAACTTATTTCAAGATGTATCCGAAGAAATGCTCGGAATGTTCGCCACGGCCGGGTACTTAAACACCCTCATCGGTGCCAACGTCAATCGTTTCCGCGGCAATTATAAAGAACTTATTAAGATGTCAGACCTGTTCTTCGAGAAGGTTGACAATGACTATGATTTCGATAAGTATGTAGAATACTTCAAGTTTATTGATTATGCAATGAGCCAATATATTGCCAATTTAATCCCAGCTTCGATGGGAGTGCTCAAAGAGGGCGTTTCCACCATTGTGGAAAACTTTGTCCTTGGGGATCGCAATAAATTTCAGCACAAGGCGCCAGTCATCCGCGAAGAAATTCCAGATTTTAATGCGCAAGTGCTCGGTGTTAACGAGCTTCTATACAATTGGAGGCTTGGGCATGCCCCGCTGAATAGCTCTCAAAAAGAGAAATGTTTGTGGTGGCGGAATAGAGCGCTCCGAACCAATACGGTTATTTACTCGGCAGTTACTGGAGTCAATACCAACAAGCAAGATATATTAGATTCTATTAATAACGAAAACAACGCCCCCAACTATACTTTATATGATAGCGGCTCGTCTACACAATATTCTGGTTCAACATATGCCTTAAGGCACGCCAAACCTTATCGAACTGCGGGTGATATAAGTGAGCACTATAAAGGCGGCATCAATTTTCATCGCAATAAAAAAGTGACCTATTACAAAGAAACGATGAAGCGCTTCTATGCAGCAGGCGGCGGATCTGCCGATCTTGCCATCGTTACAACATTAAGCAGTTCCGCCGACTGTATAGAAGGGACACAGAAGCCATGGCTCTCAGGGTCAAACCAAAAAACGATTCTGCCAGCGGGCACCGTAAATTGGTCTTTCAACAACGATACATACAATCGCGCCGATGCGAGTTTGTTGGCACCATTCAACATCATCAGTTCTTCGCTGGGGCCTCAAAGCGGACTTGCGGACTTGCCCAGCAACGCGCGTCTGACCAATATCCACCATGACGTCTACGGGCCCGACTATGAACACCCCATGCAAGGGTTGTTTACAGAAAAATATGTGGGTGGTAATCAACATAGACACCAAAAATTAAACACTGGCAGCGCCAATCAAACAAATCGAGGTGAAGTGTGGACGGTTGATCAAGAGGGCGGCGCGTTCACGGATAACGGCATAACGCTTCTTAATCCGGCATCCCGACCCGGTGATCCTGTGGGGAATATAAATAATAACCTCCCACGCGCCGTCTTTTTCCGCGAGCCAATGGCTAAGCGCCCCATAAACATTAAGAATATCCAACAGACTACAGCGTCTAACATTACCAATATTGGCAACTATAGTAATGACTATGATGTAGTGTTGACAAATAGCCGTACGGCTAACAACATATATTTGGTGGAGACAGGAAGTATTACTGGATCTTCTGTGGAGAGCCTGATTAGCGGCACCGTTGATTATACGCTTCCCGTGCGCGCACGCAATCAGTTTGTGATTGTGAATCGCTTCTCTGCTCCCGGCGGCCCAGAGGTCAATAGTTTAGGATTCCTTGACATCGAGGCCGCCGAATATTCGGTTTACAATGCGCTTCCCTTCAGAAACCTTGAAGTGCGACAGCCTTTAGATGTGCTTCTTTCGGATCACTCAAAGCAGTTCGGATATTTCAGTGACGCTTTTAACTCGGCCAGTTATGTCCGCGCGGGGCAGGCCTATCCCGGCACAAGCGGTTCCGTCAACGCGGGGTCGTATTACGCCATGGTTGGCTATACGGATGCGACGGCTTCTTTCCACAAAGTTAATCGAAATGCCCGGAAAAGAGTCCAATATGGAAATCAATACGAGGGAGATCAAGCAACAATTATTACTGCCTCCCATTACGATAACGCCATGGTTTCGCATCCGATTCCACAGTCAGACTTTCAATATTCTTGGATCACGGCCAGCGTATTGCAAACTGGCGACATCTTATTGGGATATGAACAAAGAAACTTTGCCCGCGGAGATGAGGCGTCAACTGATATTACTTTTTGTAGCGCTAGCACGGTCGGCTCGTGGGGCGGCGCGAATCGATATTATGGTGAGGAGTTGGCCGGCGCCATAGCAGGGATGGCACCCGACTCTCCAAACTTTATTCCTGTAGACTTTGCAGGATTAAACATGAATATTCAGGAAGCGCTTACTGCGAGTACGAATATGTTGGGATATCCGGGCGGAATGGTCAACCTCAATCCATTGGACGCCACCGACAGGGCTACATATCCCTATAAAGGAGGCCTTGTTACTCGGGCCACTTCTGTGGGGAGTTTACCAGGCGGAGGTTTCCCAAGAGTTTTAAATGGATTAATTCTTCACCGTCAAGGCCCNTANGGATGGCCTTCTTGGAAACAAATTCGAGGCGATCAACATCCGATTGTAAGATACCAGAGAAGATATAATGAAATTGGATACGTTAAAGAAGAGGCGGTTACGGCCATGGTTGGCCAAGACAGAGAGAATCCCCTAGGGACCCCCGGATTCTCAGGTTTATTTTCGAAGACAATCGTTAACTATACGGAACCGGTAGCTAGCGGCAAATATAAGCCCTTGCAGATATATCTACCGACAGGCGATAATGAAAACGATTACGCTAAGATTGTCATGACTTATGGCAACCAGAATGTGCTATTTACCGACCACAGTCAAGATGGCGCTGCCCTAGATGTCCTGTTGACGAAACACGACCCAAACAATAAAAATCTATTCACAAAAACCTATTCCCCGTATTTGGCCATCAAGACATTGGTGGAGAAAACCGGGAAGAAGGCAGACACACAAGCCGCCTACACAGAGGTTATTTACCCGAAAGAACAATTTACATATCTTTCAGGCAGTCGAAAGAGAGAGACATTTGTTAATGACTTCTGGAGATCAACGCGCGCGAATCGAAACCGAACAGGCGGGGCTAGCGTCACCGGCCTTCCCAATTCGATGGGAGAACTTATCGGGACAGCCAGCCTTTGGAAGCTGGACGCAACAAGCGAATACGGCGCAGACCAAGCGCTCGACTACATCACTTACGGTTCGCACGCCCCCTATTCTGCTTCAATGCCCACAGGCAGCGGAGTTGGCGAACTTCAGAATACATATAGCTTGTTCCATTACGGCACCGCCTCCAATATTATGCCGGCATGCAGTTATATTCGTCGAATCCCGCTCCTCGCCGCTTCTCCGACGACTGCGTGGAGTTCGGATTTTGGCTCTTCCGACCAGCTTCCAATTTGGTCTGGCAGTTATTCTCGAACAGCCTCGTTTGGACTTCCGTATAGCTACGCCGGTTCCCTAGGCTACGTCGGGTGGCAAGGGAGCGTTGTGGACACCGCCCGGGCCCGAGAGGTTGCCTACTTAATCCAATTCACGGCGTCTGTTGGCCACGGCCAATGGGTCGCTACAGGAAGCAACAACGCTGGCACCGCTCCATTTTATGATACTTACGATGATTACGCCGATGGTCTTTCGGCCATGGCCCAAGATTCTACGATTCTTCCAGAGTTTAGAATTTCGGAAAAAATGGGAGACTTTATCGCTGCGCGCAAGGGATCTAATTGGAGTTTAGAGAAGCCCACTTACC